TATTTATATTCTTCTATATATACTTATTTAAGAATTTATTATTATCATAATAATAATAATAATAATATGAATCATATATTAATACCATATAAATATACAAATATATTTTGTATTACGAGTTTATGGATGTTTATACCAATTAAATATTATTATAATAATAATAGTATATTATTTATTAATTTGAATTTTAATTTATTATTTTCATTATTACATTGGTATTATTATAAACATAATAGTATATTACATAATTTAGATAAATTATTTTCAATTAATACTTTTACTATTATTTATTTTGCATATAATAATAATAATTTATTATTTTTATTATTATTATCATTTATTTTTTTATATATGGGTAGATATTATATGTTATTACATAATTATAATCAACATTTTATATGTCATATTATATTTCGTTATATTAGTTTTACAATATGTTGTTATAATTTAGAAAATTATACTTTATTATTACATTTTAAATATACTATAATATATATATTTAATATAATATTATTATTATAACTTATATATTATAGTATATTTTATTTTTTAAATATATTTAAAAAAATTAAAATACATATATATATAATGCAAAAAAAAAATGATAAATAATAATTTAAAAATTATTAAAATGTTTGAATATTATAACTTAGAGGTATTATATTGTATCACAATAGTATCTATATTATGTATGTTATCTTTATTATATAGAAATACAATATTTCAACTAAAATTATTAAATAAAAATAAAATAACAAGCAAAGAGTTTAAAAATAATACAAAAGTCGGTATAAAAAGAGTAAGATTTATATTATCAGAAATTCCCGAAAAAAAAAGACGTCGTATTGAAAATAATAATAAAGTATATTTATCAAATGGTACTTTAATAGATATATATACATAAACATTATAATGATATAATATTATATAAGTGTTAATGTTAATAATTGATCCTATAGTATTTATTATATTAATATGTGTAGGTTAAATAATGAAAAAATAAAATATTATTATCATAATAATGATAAATATATTAAATGATGATGTAATAAATAAAATAATTGATTATAGAACAGAAGAAATTGAAAATGATATATTAAATATATCACATATGGTAAATAAATTGAATATATATTTACAAAGTTTAAGTATAATTAAAACATCAAATATATTTAATATATATAATAATTATAAATATTTAAAATATGATATAAAATTAGGAAAAATATCATATAAAATAGATAATTTTTTATTTGAAAGTATAATAAATGCTCGTGTTAAAATAATATTAGATAATAAAATGTCATCGATAATATTAAATCCAACTTATTATGATTTTTTATATTTTTGTAATACAAATTCAAATAAAAAAAAGGAATTAAAAAGTATTATATATATATATCATGAATATGATAATAATATAAATTATTCAAATGAAAATATGGATGATATAATATATTTAGAGGCTATATTAGATTAATTTAAGAAGAATAATGATTAATTTCTTCAGCATAATGTTTAAACATATCAATTATTTCTTTATTTGTTTTTTTTATATATTCGCTTTTAGTATCATTTAATTTATATAGCCAATTTTTAGTTTTTTTAAATCTATTAAAATGTATTCCAAGATTAATAAATGAAATTCTACCATCACGATTTATAGTATAATAAGGGGGCATATAATTATTTAATAATTTACCATCATTGAATAATTTATATATTTTAAATAACATAACTGTAGACGTTAAATCATTAGAATTTGTACCCCAATCACCAGTATTTTCAATAAATGCGGGTATACAACATAATTCATATATTTTAAAAATAAGATTTCCAAATTTTCTATATATTGAAATATCAAAGAAATTTTTACCATTTTTAATTATATTTTCAAAATCAATAAATAATTTAGTATCATTTACTGGTTTTAGATAATAAGGTCTTTCAATATTTGGATCAACTATTCTCATTACATCCATAATATTAGTTATATGTTCTTCTGTATATTTAATTTTATTTAAAGGATTAAGAAATGATTTATGATTATTAACACAATTAACTAAATAATTATACATTTTAGGCGCATATAAACATTCGGTTTTATCAGGATTTGAAAAATTTAATCTAACAATTAATTGTAATTTAGCAAATGGATAATTAATATTACTAAATTCATCATTGGTTAATATATCAATATCTTCAGAACATTTTGTACCATCTGGTGATTCATCATATTCATCTAATAAAATATTATCAGAAATTTGTTCTCTTGTCATAGAAAAAAGTATATTATCTCTGGCATAATTTATAATTTGACGCGAAGGAGTTTTATTAGTTTCTGATTTAACTAAATCTAAATATCCTAAATTTTTAATTTTATTAAATTCATTAATTGAAGTTCTATTTTCATTATATATTTCCTTAAATTCATTATATAAATCATCACTAATATGTGTAGGTTCTCTTGTTCCTAAAATATAGTTAGAATTGTTAGGTAATTTAATAATAGGTCTCTGTGGTGGTAAAGGTTCTGTATCACTTTCTTTTAAAGTTCCTTTAGATTTTTTATCTTCATATATATCATAGGCTTTTTCATATTCTTTTTTATTTTTATTATATGTAGTTTGTTTTATATTTTTTTCTTCTATAAAATTATTATATTGTGTATCATTTAAAAATGAAGTTTCTTTAATGGGAATAAATGTATCTAAATCAATTAATTTAGAAAATTTAGGGACTCTTAATTGTTCTAATTTAGTTTCATATTTTGAAAAATATTTATCTACGGGATCTTCTTTAATTTCAAAACTGATACTATTAGGATTATTAACAATATTTTCACGATTATTCCATAACATATGTAGATCTGTTGTAAACTTTTGCCATAATATTATATTTTTTTTTAAATCGATAAAAGATTTTCCAATTAATGTGTCAGACAATCTTGATTCGGTTAAAATATATTCATTTACTTTAATACTTGGATTATTATTAATATCAGGAGATAAATAATAATTTTCATAAAATTCAGTAATTTTTCTAATATTTTTAATATTTTCATATATTTTTTCTGTACCTGGTGTACTTTTTAATATTTCAATTAATTTATCAATACAATAATCTTTATCAACTAAATCTTTATATATACCATTATCAGAATAATGGTCTTTTGTAATTAAATTAGAATTTTTTAATAAAATATTTATTAATGATTCCATACCATAAATTTGAATAGTTTTTTTATTTAAAGTTAAACTATTAATTAATTTTTTTTCAATAATATTTTCAGAATTTACTATATATGGATAATCAGTCGGCGAACTATTCATTATATTATGTAATGTAGTAATAGTAAAACCTGGTATATTTGATTTAATAAAAACATCACACATATCAAGATGTAAATGATAAGATTCGTCTTCTATTGCACCTTTATACTTATTAATGGAATTAAAATAAGCATAATGTAAATTTAAAGTATTATTAAATAATAAAAATTCTGGCAATAATTTATTATCTAATATATATTTATCATGATGTTTTTTTCTTAAAATTTTAAAAGCTTTAGTATATATATCCATATATGTTTTACAAAAAACGCTTTCCAATTGTTTATTAGATATTGGATTAATAATATTTCCATTATTTACCATATCAGTCCAATTTTTTACATTTTCATATGTATTAAATTTAGTAGGTGTTTTAGTTCTGATAGCGCTACCAACATCATGTATTAAACAATCATCTATAATTCTTTTAGCAATATAATGACTTTTTAATATCCAATTTTTTGTTCTAGGATTATAAATTTTACCAAAATTGAGTGCAATATTTTCAGGGGTTTCAATGCTAATTCTATTTTCACATTCTTTTTTTGTAAAGAATACTCTGTCTTTTGTTGGTGTAGGTAAGGGAGAAGTAGTTACTCTTGGTGAATTCATAATATAAATAAGTCTCTAATATAATAATATATTAAATATTTTTACCAAATTTAATAGATGAGGTTTTATTTTTATAATTATAAATAATATTAGCATTTTTATCAACAGAATCTTGTATTAAATCTATATGAGAAACAATAATAATTGTATTGAATAATCTAAGTAAACTTTTAAGAAAATTGGGTACAATTGATAGATTATGTTTATCAAATGCAGTAAATCCTTCATCAATAAATAATTGATTGCAAATATTATTATTAAATAATGTAAGACGTAATGCTAATGATATAACAAAATGTTGAAATCCTGAAGCTTGATATATAGATATATTTTGTTTATTAGATAAATTATCTACATTTTTGATAAGCCAATTAATATGAATAATATCTTTATTTTCCGATAATATATAATCTAATTCAAACATTTTAGTATCATCGTGGCATAAAGTTTTAATTATAGAGTTTGTATTAATAATTATATTTTTCAATATATGATTATTATATAACCATTTTTTATAATCTTTAAATTTAGATATAATAATATTGATAATATCAATAATATTAGATATATATATATCAGAATTATGTAATAATAATAGAGATTTTTTATAATTATTAAGATATTCTGAAGTAGATTTAAATTTAACAAGGATATTATTTATTTCTATAATGCGATTATCTATAATTTTAATTTTTTCTTTAAGCATTATTTTATTATTAATAATTGGTTTCATACCATTTAAATATGTATAATTATTAAATTTTTCAAATATATTAATATTATTTTTTAAATAAATATATCTATTTGAATTAATAATTGTTTTATTTGTATTATTATTTTTCCAAATGTTATATTTATTATAAGTAATTAAATAATTATCAATTCTTGGTTTAATATTTTCCAAATAGTTAATAGTATTATTTAATAAAGTAACTTCGTTATTAAATTTATTAATATCATTATTAATTGTATTATATTTATGTAACCAATTATTATAATTATAATATGATATTAAATTATTATGTATATCAAATAAATTATAAGATAAATTATAAAATTTATTAATTATATTATTAATAGTATTAAATTGAATTTCACTATTTTTAATAAGTTCATTACTAATATTAAAAATACTATATAAATTTTTTAATTTTAAATTTGTTTCATTGTATAAATAATATTGATACCATTCATAATGTAAATTATATTTATTAATTATTACATTATTATTATTATTATTTTTAATGATATTATGAATATTATAATTTTCCAATTCTTTTTGTAATTTAATAATATTGTTATCATAATTCAATATATTATTTTTCAATTCATTTATTTTAACAACCCATGGTTGTAAAATACAGAATGAGCATTCAGGATCATATTTATATTCATTTTTTGAATTTAATAATTGAAGTTCTTTTTTAAGAATATTATTATCATCTATCAATTGTGTAATAATATAATTATCATTATTATAATTATTAATAATAATATTATCATTAATAATTTTATTTTTAATATCATCAATTTGATTGAATTTATCAATATATTTTTTAGTTGATAAACTTGTTTTAAATTTAATTTTTACTGAAGGTTCTGGTATATTATTTAATGAATTTAATTTATCATTAAATTCTTTAATATTATTAGAGACATCTTCTATTTTTTTTTTATTAATATTTATAGAATGAGTAATTTTATTAAGATTATTTTTATATTTATAAAATTCATCTAATGTAATAATTTCATCTAAATTAATTTCACTATCAATTTTATAATAAATATTATTATTACAAAATTCTATAAAATTATCTATATTATTATATATTAAACAAATATTATTTGTAATATAATCGAATTCATAAATAGGTTTTATTATAGATATTGGTTTATCATCATTTATATTTGCCAAATCAATATTTGATTTTTTAAGATTATTTTCATTAAATTTTAAAGATTTTTTTAATGTAATTAAATCATCATTTATATATTTATCATTAATAATATATTTACTATTATTATCAATAAATTCTTTTTCATTTTTAATATGTTCATCGTCACATGGTTTATCAATATCCAATATTTCATTAAAATCATTTTTATTATATAATTTACTATATTCAATAATATCATTATCAGATAAGTTTTTAAGATTAAATTTTAAATTATTTAATTCATCAATATAGTTATTATATTCCTGTTTATTTTTAATAATATTATTTAATTCTGATATAAGTAAATCGTAATTAGTATTTAATACTTCTGTGATATTTATATCATTTGGAATATTAATATTATTAAGAATATCAAAAATATTATTTTTTTCATTAATAATTTGATTTAATTCTATATTTAATTCATCAATATTATTACAATTATTATCATTAGTACAATCTGATATAATATGTTCATAAACTTGTTTTTTAGAATCAATTATTTTTTTAAAATCTTTATATTTATTTATACTATTTTTAAATAAATTAAATAGATTATATATGAAATCTATATTGGAAGCTTTATCAATTAATTCAGTACAATTTTTATAATTCATTTTAAGAATATCAAAATCTATATTTTGAGTAATCATTGATGATGAAAGAAATGTATCAATTGTACCAAATAAATTTTCTATTTCGGCTTTACATGCATTATTTTTTTTTATAAGTTCATATTTAATAGAACCATCTTCATTTAAAATTACATAATACAATGATATATTTATTTTATTAATAAGAGTAGTATCTTTACGAACATTTATATTTCTAACAATTCTATATGTAATATTATTGGTTTCAATATCTATAATTGTTTTAGCACAATTACTATTATAATTAATAATCCCAGATGATAATTCTGAATTAAATTTATGTTTAGTAATATCACCCCATATTGCATAAGTTAATATATCATAAATAGCAGATTTACCAGTACCATTTTTTCCAGAAACCATAAAAGTAGATGCTGATAATGTGTCAAAATTAATCCAATTTATATCATTATAACAATATAAAGAAGTCCATTCTAAATATTTAATATTAAATTTATTATTTATAGTATGAATATTGTCTGAATTTTGACAATTATTGATAATTAAATTCAAATCTTTGTTTTTTTTAATACATTCATCTTCTAAATCAATTGGGTAATCATTTTTATTAAATAATAATGTATCATAATTATTAACAATATTTAATAAAATATTATATTGTTCATTTGATAAATGATTTTTAAAATAAGAAAGTAAATTATCTTTATCGAAACTATGTGTAATAATATTACTAATATCTGAAATATTATTTGAAGAATCTATAATATTATTTTTATTTAATATATTAAATTTAATATTATATTTACTTAATATATCAAATAGTTCAATAAAATTAATATTTGAAAATAATTTAATTTCAATTATTTTAGGAAATAAATGAATATTTTTAATAATATGTTCTTCTAATAATATGAACTTACCAGTTTCGCGAATATAAAATTGTTTATTTTCAGAGTCTTGTTTTATATTTATAAAACCTATATTATTATAAACATTAACATCCGTTATAGATTTATTTTCTAAATTCCATATTACATATCCATGATTAATAATATCTTCTCCATAATTTTGTTGTATTAAAGAACCACTATAACACCACAATAAAGATTTATAATAATCTTTTTGTCTTAAATGAATATCTCCTAATAATGCAAAATCGAAATTTTTAATCCATTCAAAAGGATATGGATTATTTTCATCACGAATTTGAGTACCATTATATAATTTAATATTTGCAAATGTACCATGAAATAATGCAATTTTATATTTAATATTATCATTTTCTATTTTAGGAAATTCAGGTAAGACATTTTTTCTACCAGATGTGTCATAATTATCTAATGTATCTCTTATATTAACATAAGAAAATCCTATATCATCAATAATAAATGATTTTGTTTCATTTAAAATAATTAAGTTATTCATTTCGAAAGTAGATGTAACCAAAGATGGCTGATTAATTTGATGTTGAATACTATCATGATTTCCTTCTAAAATAATAGTTAAACCAATATTTGTTAAATTTTTGATAAGAATTTTCCATAACATAAGTCCAAAATTACCAATATTATTTTTGTTATGAAATATATCACCTGTAATTACAATAATATATTCATTATCTGATAATTTAAGTTTTTTAATATTATTTTTGATTGAAATAAATAGATTATCAAAAACATTTATATATTCATTATATCTTGAATATTTTTCATCACCATTTCTAATATGTAAATCAGATAAATGGAATATATGTTTAATAGTCATAACATATTATTATAATGTTAATAAAATCATTTTTTTATATGATAAATTATAAAAAAATGAGTAAATAAATTATAAAATTTTATATAAAATGAACACAACATTTCCATTGATTGTATCACCAAACAATGTAATTAATTATTGTTTAATTGAAGAAATAAATAATACACACTATATATTATTTATATTATTTTTAGTATTTGTATATTTATTTGTTTCAGTAATTAAATATTGTACAAAAGATAGTAAAAATTATAAAAAAATAGATAAAATAGAAAGGGATGTAGCTATAATTTTAAAAACTTTAAGAACTATGAAAAATCTTGAATAATATTTATATAATAGTAACAACAGAATTAGAAATCATATCATCTAAATTATACTTAGCTTCCCAACCAAGTTCTTTTTTTATTAAGGAACAATCTGAATAATTTATATCAATATCTCCAATTCTTTTGGGACAATATTTATAATTTATAATATCTTTATTCATACTCAATAATTGTGTATTAAAATTATTAACAATTTCTAATAATGTATAACCTTTTCCAGTACCAATATTATAAATTTTAATAGGAAAATTATTATTTATAATAAACTCAATAGAAGAAATATGTGCTTCAATTAAATCTCTAATATGTATAAAATCCCTAATACATGTACCATCTCTTGTATGATAATCATTTCCAAATATATTTAATGTTTCATTATTTTTAATACATTTTAATATATTAATAAAAAAATTTGGATTAGATATATTATTTATATCAATATAATTATATCCACCAACTGGATTAAAATATCTTAATATTATAATATTCCATTTATTATCAGATATATATAAATCATTTAATATATTTTCAATATATAGTTTAGTACGCGCATATGGATTAGTTTGATTACATAATATTATATCTTTTTCCTTTATAGGTGATATAATATTACCATAAACAGAAGCCGAAGAAGAAAAAATAATATTATTACATTTATAAATTTTCATAACATTTAATAAGTTAATAGTTCCAATTATATTATTAGAATAATAATCCAATGGTTCAATAATAGAATCTGGTACACATTTAAATCCAGCTAAATGAATAACTAAATCAATTTTATATTTTTCAAAAATGTTAGAAATAGAGTTTACATTAAGTAAATTATTACCATCTGTAGAATCAAAAATTATAATATTATATAAATTTGATAATTGTTTATATAAATTATATCCAATATATCCATTGCCTCCGGTTAATAAAATATAATTATTCATTAATATATTAAAAAAATAATCTTTATGTAAAAATAGAGAATATGAAGAGTGATATATATACAAAGATGTGTTTAAGTTTAAATATACTAATATTAATATTAGTAATATATTTAGTAATAATGGTTAATACCAAGAAAGAATTATTTAAAAATAAAAAAAATAAAGAAAAATTTATGTCTGATACTTGCGGCGGAGAGTGTGAAACGGATCAAGATTGTGGTCCAGAGACTCCTAAATGTAATGAAAATAAATGTTGTCCATTATCTGAATAAATTATTGTTTTTGTAACATATTATAAAAGTCTTTATGGAATATAGCAAATAAAATAAGAAATACTACTATTAATATTAATATAAAAATATAATATCCATTTTTTTTATATCTTAATGGTACTCCATTAAGTGGCATAGATAATAGAGCAACAATGAATGATGTAGGTAAAAATATTGTTGCAACAATTGTTAATATACGTGCTGTACCAGAATCTAAATAAGATATTCTTTGCATTGTACCATGTCTTGTTTGTTCTAAATTTTTAGTAAGATTATTAATATTATTTTTAAAAATAATAATACGATTATTAACTTTTTCTATAGTAGAATTATTTTTATTATTAATGCGTAATATAATCATTTCAAAATCTTTAATAATATTATTATAAGTTGATATATAAAATAATATTTTATCTATATATTCTATTAATTTATAACTATCATAAAATTCTATAAATGTAACAAATCTCTTAATATTATAAGCAATATAATCTAATTTACGATAATCTTTTTCACATATATTTATAAAATTAATAAATATATTTATTAAATCATCATTTATATCTATAATATTTAAAATTTTATCATAATCACATATTATATATTTATTATCATTTGATGCAAATATTATTTTATAAATAATCATATCTGGTATTTTATATTTTAATATATCAGAATAATCTAAACCATTTTCATATAAATTATACGGAGATTTTTTATCAATTTCAACACTATTGAAAACAAGTTTAGGATATGATAGAAAAAAATAATAATTATTATTTTCTTTTATAAATTTTTCATTATTAAAAATAATTTTATCTACCAATAACAAATCAAGTTCTTTTTTTTCATTTTCCCATTTATTAAAATTAATAAGTTCCATTAAATCTATTATAATAATATATAAAAATAAATTATTATTTAATAATATAATGAATTACAAATTATATGATAATTTAGGATTAAAAAAAACAGACAATCCTACGGATGCTGATATTAAATCCGCATATAAAAAATATGCAATGAAATATCATCCTGATAAAAATAAAAATAATAAAGAAATATCTGATAAATTTAAAGATATATCACATTCATATTCAATATTATCAGATGTTAAAAAAAAAAGAGAATATGATCAATTAGGAGATAATGGTTATGTTGAAGGTAACAATGGAGGTGGTATAAATCCAGAAGATATATTTGAACAAATATTTAGGTCTCATGGTGGTAATATGGGTGGTTTTGGTGGAATGGGTGGAATGGGTGGAATGGGTGGAATGGGCGGAATGGGCGGAATGGGTGGAAGATTTTCTCATAATTTTGGTTCAAATGATCAAAGTGAAGAAAATTCTAAATGTAATACAATACATAAAACTTTAAATGTTGGATTGGAAGATGTATATAATGGTGTAAAAAACAATATGACTTTAAATATATTAAAACATTGTTTATCATGTAATACTATATGTAATAATTGTAATGGTAAAGGAATGATAAAACAAGTAAAAAGTATGGGTATATTAACTCAAATATTTCAAGGAGCCTGTGATATATGTAAAGGAACTGGTATAATATTAAAAGTATCTAAAACTTGTAATGAATGTTCTGGAAAAGGTACTTATACAAAAGACATAAGTGCTAATTTGTCAATTCCAAAAGGTTTTACAAATAATTATAAGACAATATTTAAAGGAATGGGGGAACAACCTAAAAATAAAAATCAAAAAGCGGGAGATTTAATCATTGAATTAAATATTCAGCAACATAAAAATTTTATAAGAAAGGGAAATGATTTATATTATAAAACCGAAATTTCTTATATAGATTCGGTTATTGGTAAAGAAATTGAAATTCCATATTTTGGTAATTCTATAAAAATAAATACATTAAAATATGGAATTTTATCAAATAATAATGATTATTTAATTGAGAATAAAGGTTTACCAATACAAAATAAAGATATATTTGGTGATATGTATATAGAATTTAAAATAAAGTATCCTAAAATAAAAGATACAAGTAAAATAGAAGAATTAAAACTTTTATTAAAAAGTATGATTGAATAAATTATTTTTTTTATTATTATATAAATTAAGTTGGTTCATTTATATCTAATAAATCATATTCATAAAGATGTGACACATTATATATAGTATCTGTTATTGTTATACTTACTTTTTCTAAATTATTACCAAAACCAATAATATTAAAACCAGGTGAAGTATCAGTTAAATAAACTTCATTTATAGAAGTTTCTAAAGAAGCACTATTTCCTCCTATATCACCACCATTACTAAAATCTCCTTCAATATTCCATTGATATATGAATGATTGAGAACCTCCATAAATACTTACAATAATTTTTTCATAACTATCAGTACTTGATTTATATCCAATTGTATTTCTTCGTGGCTCTATATGTGTATCATTTTTAATAAATATAAAACTAATATTTATATTATTTGCTAAATCTAAGAAATTTTCTAAAAGTTGTATTCTTTGAATATAATTATTAATATATATATAATTTGATATAATTTCTGCAGAAACTAAATTAGATGTAGTTGTATTTAATTCTAATAATGTATCATATGTATTATCAATATAATTAGATGTATTTTGATTTATAGATGTTACACGTTGTGATATTAAATTAGAAGTAGGTGCTATTAATTCATTAACATTAGTTTTAAAATCATTTAATTCTATTGATATTACATTTGAAGTACTATTAATTAAATCATTATTATCTATATATAATGTATTTATATGTTCAGATATTATATTAGATGTATCTGTTAATTGTTCTGTAGATATTAAATTTCCAGTATCTATATCTTCTATACCCAGATTATTTATTCTTAATGATATTTGATTTGAAGTTTGTGTTAATTGTTCTTGTGTAACATTACCTGGTGTACCACCTCCACCTCCTCCTAACAAATTTAAACTTGATATATGATTTGATATTAAATTTGATGTGTGATTAACTGGTATATATCTACTATTAAATTTGATAATTATTATACCTGACCCTCCTGTCATATTATCAGAATGCATAATATTATCAATAAATGTACCTGGAATATCAGGGTCCTCTGTAGTATCTGTTATTGAATATCCACCACCTCCGCCGCCGCCAGAATTATAACCACCACTATATAATGATGAATTATTCCATATAACATTATCATTCGTTTCATTTTGAATATACGGCATGGACCCATAATTACCATCAGCATTACCATTATGTAAATATCCCATACCACTTGAATGAGAAGTACCATCACCATATGTACCATCATTTGTAGATGTTGATAAATATCTTGAATTACCACCACCACCATGTCCTGCTTTTCCACTATATTTACGTTCACCAAAAATACCACCACCACCTCCTCCTCCTCCAAAATATGTATTATTAAGTCTTGTATTATTAACAAAAGTTGAAACAAATCCAACCATTTTACCATCAAACCCTTGTGTAGTATCATTATGTTCGTCATTGCCAACACTAATATATTTATTAGAAGAGGCTCCTTTACCACCAACATTTCCTAAGAAATCAGCATCATTATAAGAATCTATTTCGGTATCGATATTATAAGTTTTAATAATAGCGGCATCATCAGTAGGATCATTTTTAATAATAAATTCATCTGTTATTTCATAACCAAAATATGAACCACCTATAAGTTTTGGGTTAGAGGGATCTGTTAAATTTTTGTATGCAGAACCACCACCTTTAGCAATTGCACCAAAACCAATTGTATCATTTCCTGTTGTAATTATAGAATCTTCATCAATATAATTTTGTCCATCATTATCAAAATTAGCACCAGCTCCAACTTTAACATCATAAATTCCTCTTGGAATTATTACATCTTGTCTATATAAAACACCACCTCCACCACCTCCAGCACCTGCGGGTTTAGTGATATTGCTAATTATATCATCTAATTTAGAAGATACACTATCAGAATTTAATAATATACTTTCAATTGTGCTATAATCGATATCATAATTAACACCTGCTCCACCACCACCTACTAATAATATGTCAGCAACGGTGTCGGATAAAAACTTTAATGAATAATTTTTATCAATATTATCATCATTATTGAGAATAATATAATAATTATAATTATCATAATCTGATAATGTATATTGTGGTTGAATATTAATATTTAAATCGATAGATTTAACAATTGGGAATGACACATCGCTAATTAAGTCATCTGTTGATATATTATCAATAGAATGATTAACATAATCTATAATATTATTTGATGTATTATTTAAATCATAATTAATAATGTCAATATAATTTGAAGAATTATATATTGAATTAATTAAAATATTTGAAGTTTCTAAAATAAAATTTGAATTTATATTATAATTAATTTCTGCGAATTTTAAATAATTTAATTCATTTACAGATACATTATTTATGGTTCCATTAAACTTAATATTGCCATTTACATCTAATTTTTCAGTTGGTTCTGTATTAATACCTAAATTTGCATGATTATTAATAATAATAAATTCAGAAGAACCTTCTAAATTAATATTACTACATTGTATAATATTTTGATCAGAAATATGTTGTATAATTGATAAAGTTGGTGCAGATATAGCCTGTGTATCATTATTAATTTCTAAAATATCTATACTATATACTTCTGTATTATTATAAGTGGTACTATTAATTGTACTTGTTTCTCCTGAAATAAATAAATCTCCTTTAATTGTAAAATCACCATCAATACTTAAATTACCATCATATTCATCATTACTAATAAATTTATTAATTGAACCTTGTGTAATATTATCAATATTTAAATTATTAATTTGTTCAATTATAAAATTTGATGTTATATCTGTATAATTTGAAGAATATAAACTATTATCTTGAACAAATTGCTTAATATCATATTCAACATTATCTAAATATGCTAATTTTTCTATTGGAGTTGTATTAATATCTCCTTGATAATTAATATTTAATATATTATTAACATTACCATTTTCATCGATTGATTTAATATTTATAAAATCATTAGTAAAATTAGATTGTATAATATCAATAGCATTTCTATCGAGTTGATCGTCTTCTAATAATAAACTTGTATTAGAACTAATAGATGGTATTATAGTATTTTGTGTAATACTTGTAAGAGAACCTATAATATTTAAATTTGCATTAATATTAATAGTATCTTCAATAGTAGTAATATTATTAACACCTCTTTCATAAATATCATTGATTTTATGAGATATAATATTAGATGTATTTTCTGTATAATTTGAATTATAATAACTATTTAATTCTGTATAATTTGAAGAATTTAAATTTGAAGAAGATGAAATTAAACCAATTCTTGAATCTGAATTATATAAATTATTCACACCTTGTGGTAAATTATCAGTTGTAAGATCAGATAAATTTACAGAATTTAAAAATTGTCCACTACCATGGAAGGCATTTGCATAAATAACACCATCGGTTTGAATATCATTTACCATTTCTATACCATAATTACCAGAAACTTCTTTACCTATGCCAATGTAAGCATTTTCATTTTTACCAAAATCAATATATGTATTACCATGACTATATTTAACAGATAATGGATTTTTAGTTATTGAATGAATATTATCTTCAACAAATATGTTAAATAATTCATAATTTTCAGATGAATCAAGAGATAAAATATTATTATAAATATTAAAACCACTATTATCATTGTCATTAGTTGTAAATAATTCAATATTTAAGTTAGAAGTAAATAAATTAATATTAGAAGAATTTATATTAAAATCAGTAGTTGTAAACATAATATTAGATGAATTTAAATTAAAATTGGAAGTAGTATATACATAATCATTATCTAACATATTTGAATTATTTAGAATTACAGAATTGCCTAATTTATCATAAATATTATCAACAAATAAATTATTAATATATGTATCACCATTAATATATGAATTACCTTCAATTGTGGTATCGCCATTAATTAAAGTATTACCATTATTATTAATAGTAATTAGAGGTAACTCTGTATATGTATCAATATCATATGAATGTAATTCAAATGTACCATCCTTACTAAAAATCTTATTAATTTTACCAAATGGTATTTCAGAATCAGTATCTATTGTATTTTGTAAAATAATATGTGGAACTGAATTAATTGTATTTGTTTTAAGACTATAGGTTGTATTTTCATTAAAATGATTATATTTTTCAATATAATCATTAATTATTAATTTATAATTAATATTTGCAATATTTGTATTAAACAAATATATATCATCTGATGTATTTATTATTTCATTTACTATAATATCTGTTTCTGTATATAAAGAACCTTGTAAATCAGAAATCATATTAGTTTTAAGATAATTAGAATGATTAATATTAAAATTAAAATTAGAAGAATTATCAATATAAGATATATTACTATTAATATTCGTATTTATAGAATAATCATCTTTTATTAATGATATCGGTGCTTTAATTGTAGATATATATTTATAATCTTTAGTTGTAAAAATATCTATATCAAAATTATCATAAGAATTAGAATTATAATATAAAATATTAGATGTATATAATTTATAATCAACATTATGTAATATACCATCATGTTCCATATTATCATATTGTTTTGTATAATAGTTAATATCTATTATTGATGAATTATAATAAGATATATTATCAAAATTTGCTAATCCATTTTCATAATCATTGATTTTAGATAAATAACTATTAAATGTGGTATTCACTATAAAATTACTTGTATCAATAATATTAGAATTTTGTTCATATATAAAATGATGTAAACAATTATTTGAAGTGATATTAAAAGAATTATTATAATTTAATTCTAAATAAGATAAATCAGAATATATTGTTGTATTATTATTATATTCTATATTATAAATATTATTTTGTGGTATTGATAATGTATATTCGTTATAATTTGGTATATTAGGAATATTAAAAATGGAATTTATATTATGAATAGTTCCATTAAAATCTAATGAATCAACAGATAATACATTTCCAAGTTCATATGTATTATCATACAAAATATCAATATCAATATTAGAATAATTTAATATATAATTATCAATATTTTTATATAAATATGTATTAAATTCATATTCTTTAGTAAATAAATGTTTATTTATGAAAGAAGAACTATTTTTGAATCCTTCATGAATTAATTCATTATTAGTATTATAATTTGGATAATTATTACTGGATATATTAAAATCAAAATTTATAGAATATGTATTATTATCTGTATCATAAATATAATTATTATCAAGATGTAAATTACTATTAATAATAGATACATAAGAATTGGGATTATTAAATGTAATACCATCATCTGTATATTTATGAACTAATTTAAGAGATGTGTTATTTTCACTTTTAGCATGAATTGTAGTTTCTGGATTATTTTCATTAATACCAAATAATTTTTCTTTTGTAATAACTATAACATTACAAGAATTAGATGGTAAATTATCATTATTATTATTTTCTGAAAATTTAAAATTAAGATTTTCTAAATTATCAGGACCTTCAATTGTCCAAAATTGATTTATATTACCAGCTTTACGATGTAAATTAAGTCTTGGTTCTTTTTCTTCGTTAGTTAATTGTAATAAATAATCAGAATTATTATTTATATGTAATGTAATATTACTATTATAATTATCATTGTAATTATTTTGATTTTTTCCCATATTAACATAAATTGAATTTGGAGTATCGTAAAATGATGTAAATGTATGTTCGTTATTATTTTTAAATTCAAATAATGATTGATTTGAATTATTATCATATTTGGATAATTTAAACTTAACATTATTTTTATTAATATTATAAGGTTCATTAAAATCTACTAATCCCAATTCAATGATAGCGGAATCATTATTATATGGTGCATTAAAACTTGTAATTGGATTATGTTTATCTGAATAAATTATAACATTTGGTGTAGAATTTGTTACAATATGATTATTAATATAGTTAACAAAATTAGAAGATATATTACCAATACCTGTTATTGAATTATGTAATAATGATATATTATTACCTGTTATAAAAATATCATCATTAAATCCTGAATAATTATTAATAATATTATTTGAAATATCAGATGATGTTGATGATATAGAATTAGATACCATAATATTATCATTAAATATAGAACCAGTAACTTCTAAATCTCCATAAATCGTAACAGTTTTTTTATTAGTAAAAAATCCTTTATTAATTTTTGGTTTATAATTTGCGGGTCTATTAATATCAATATAATAATCATTATTATATTGGTCGAATAATATATCTAATCCCGAATGTGTAGGATGTTCAGAACCATTAGTATAACCAAATTGTAAAATACCTGAAAAATTATCAGCTGTTTCTAAATCATGATTTCTATACATATACCATTTAAAATGTTCTCTATTATTATTTAAAATTGTATTATAATTACAAAAATCTATACCAGTATATATGGCACTATTTAAATTACCTCCCTTTTTAAAACCTCTATATAATCTAATTATAGAATCATTATAATTATCTTGAGACAAATTTCTAATATTTAATGGTTTACTATAATTATCATCACTATTTTCTCTCCATCCTATTATTATATTATCATTTATATATGCATTATTAATATCTTTTATGTTATCAGAATTTAAAATTTTACATGTTGAAACACGTTCATTATTTTCATAATAACCTTGGGAACCAATTGTATTAATACCACCATTAATATTTAAACTTTTAAAATTATTTGTATCAATATTTTCATCAACATTAATACAATATTTATTTTTATTATTTTCATCATTATTTAAATAATAAATATTTTTATTATGTTTTTCTAAAAATAGGTCAACTTTAAAATTATACTCTTCGCTTTTAATATATAATTCATCACATAATATTTCACCATTTACATGTAAAGTTTTTAATGGATTTTTAATATTTATTCCAACCTTGTCTGTTTGATTTATAGATAATGTTGGTGGTGATGCATTTAATTCTTGTTCTGTTTTTCCTGGATAAAAATATATATTATGTTGCTTATCATTTAAATCATCTGTATATATAACAAAACTATTATCATTTTCGCTTATATTTTTAAAATGTCCTAAATAAGTATTAATATCTATTGCATCATCGTTATTTTTATCTTTAATACACATTTCAAAATTATCATTTTGTTTTTGTATAGTTAGTTGATTTAGATAACTATCTGTTTCTCCAATACCTATACCTAAACGACCTGGTACAGCTAAATTTGAACCACTAATATTTAATATATCACCAAAAGAATAATAAAGTAAAACATTACAGGAATCATAATCAATATTTCCTAAATTAACTTGTGTATTTTCTTCAATAATTATATAACCACCATTATATGTTTCGTCATTATTTTTATAATTATATGTACCACTATTTATAAATTTATATTCTATTATATTTGTAATACTATCTTGTTGTGCTACAATATCTTCATTATATTTAATAATTAATATATTATCAACTATTTTATTTTCAATTTTAATAGTATCTCCAACAAATAATTTAATAGCTGGACTAAAATTTAAAGAAGATATAGAAATTATTCCATATCTATCACTTGCATAATTTATAATACCATTATTATATTCAATATTATTATTTAATTTATAATAATTCGCAAGAGTTGATTCTGTTGTCACATATTCATATATTTTATTCATAGATATTTCTGTCGATATTTGATTTACATTTATTGCACTTAATCTAACATCATTATAATATAATTCACCATCATTTATAAATATTGAATTACTTACATTTATATTTTTATTAAATGATATATCTGTATTAAATATAGCATTTGCATTAAATGTTGCAATGCCACCTTCATTTATTAATAAATTTGTTGTTGATAAATTTTCATCTACTATTATATTATCTACGTTTATAGTATCATTAACATATAGTGTTTTTGAATCCACATCTGTAAAAAAAATATTATTACCATTATCATCATTTATATATAAATTAGAATTAAATGTAAATATACCACTATCAAATTCACCAGGTATTATTTGATTGGTTTTAAATGTTTGTCCTAATTTTCTAATATAAATATCATCAATATTCATATTACAATTAGTAACATAATCGTGTGTAATTATATTTTTTATAAAAGCACTACCATCAATTTTCAATTTAGAATATTCTGCAACTTTTATATTTTCAATTGTATTTGAATTTAACATATATTTTTCATTAAATTCTAAATAATCTGTTTCTATACCACCAATTACTACATTTCCACGTTTATCAATCACCATTGATGGTAAATTATTAGAATTAATTTCAATATAATTAGGTAAATTATTATATTCATCATATAATATATTCATATTATCACTCGATTTGCTAATATGAAATTCAAGTGGCATATTGGTAGTTGTAGTTATTATAGCGGGTGATTCTGCAATACGACCCATAATACCCATTCTAAAACTTGAATTTTCCAATTCATCACTTTGAAATGTATTTTTCATAGAAAAATGTATATTTTCAACAGTTTTATCAGGTATTGATACGATATTTAATGGATTTTTATTATAATATGTTTCAACTTGTCCACCTATTGTAACATATGAATCTGTATAAATATTATTTGCAAGCATATTTCTTGTCAAAGCATTATAACCTGAAAAAAATTGAGGAGATATTGTATTTACCGAATTAAATATTTCTTTTACAGTATCTGAACTTATATCTCCTGATATTGTAACACCAAGTAGATTTAAATTACTTGTTGTTATTGTACCATCACATATTAAACTATCATTTACATAAAATCCTTTTATTTGATTTTCAGGTGATAATTTACTATCTAAATGTCTTCTTGATGTATTTACACCAACACCTTGTCTATTTACAATCATATTATAGACAATATCATTTGTAGTATTACTTGTATTTTCTCTTTCACCAATTACCAGATATTCATCAGAACGCAAATCTAATGTATCTATATTTGTATTTTGAGATAATCCAATACCCAGAGAATTAATTTCTATTACCGATGGAGCATAATCAGTAAATAACATGTTATTTTAGTTTTATATTAATTCCTTATGTATATTCTATTTAATAACATTAATATTATTTGATATTAATTAATAAAAATAAATACTAAATTACTAAATTCTTACATCATAATGTTTAAGTGCCTCTAATGCTACATTATTTTCAGCTTCTTTTTTTGTCATACCATTTGCTGTAGATATTACAGCATTATTTTTATCTTTTATACAATATTTGAAAATTTTAACATTATCTTTCGTAATTACATTCATTTCTAAAAATTTAGGTACGTCCTGTAAATGATGTTGCATATATGATATTAACATATCTTTATAATTTGTTTTAGTTGCAATTAAATCACTAAAATCTATATAATTTTCAATTATATATATAATCCAATTTTGTACTATATTATAATTATTATATGAATCTAAAAATAATGCCGCTATAAATGCCTCAAATATATCTTCCATTATTTTATAATTATTTCTTCCATTTGATTCATCAACTTGTTTTGATATTATTGCATATCTTGATAGTCCTATCTGATTTGATAAAAATCCTAACATTTTTCCATTTACTATCTTTGTTCTCATTTTTGAAAGAAATCCTTCATTTTGATCTGGAAATCTTTCAAATATATATGCCGATACTATCATATCTAATATTGAATCTCCTAAAAATTCTAATCTCTCATATGACATATCTTGTAAAGGTAAGCAATCCTCTGGACATTTTATATTACTATTTGCAAAATCATGATTTTTCATTGTACAATATGATTGATGTACAAATGCAGTACGAAATAAATTTATATTATTTATTTTATATTCTTCTATATTTATACCATTATCATACAATATCTTCTCTAAATCTTTATATTCTAATAATATATTTTTATTATTATATGGCATATCATTTATATTTGTCTCCGTTGTTTTATTGTGCAAAGAATTAATTTTATTCATATCAATATTAGTTATAATTATATTTATTATATCATTTTTTTATATATAAAAAAATAAAACATATATTAAATATAATTAGCTCTGACTAATTTATAATATTTAATTTCTTTAATTCATTATCAAATACTAATTGTTGTTTTTTAGTAAATTTAGTAAAACAATTTTTTCTTACTGGTAAATTTGCCCTTATCATTATTTCATCTTCATGAGTCCAATCACCTACCCAACGTCTATCTACAATACACGATTGACCGCCACCACACGGACACATCATATTTTTTGGCATATCATTTATATTATTAGTATTCATTATACTTATAACTTAAATTAATTTATTTTATTATCATTTTTTTAATTTTATATATTATTATTACACATAGCATTATTATTATAAATACAATTAAATATGATATTATATAAAATAAATAAAAAAATATTTTTGGATTATTATGCGCATCTAATAAATGTGCTAAATTTAAATAAAATGATTTTATATTATTTGATATTAGCCAATTATCAGAATTATCGGTTTTCTCAACTAATTGATAACATAATGGTATTTTATAATAATATTTATTTTTATTAAAATGAATTTGGAAAAAATCCCAACAATTAATATCTTTATAATTATATTTTAAAATTTCATTTCTATATTTTTTTGAAAAAACAACAGAATGTGTATAAAAATTTATTAAACTTTTATGTATATTAAAATTATATGGTATAAATAAAAAAGGCAATGTTCCTAAATAAAAGGTAAATGATTTATTTATTTTTTTTAATAAAAATTTATTAATATTATTAATATTATTACTTTCATTTATTTTAGAATCAAATATGAAATCATCTTCTAAAATCAAAATATTATTATAATTATTTTTATTAGCATGTTCAAATATATTTATATTACAATCTACTAAATCTTTTGCTGTATTTGTTATATATTTATCTTTTATACAATTCTTCCACCCTTTATTATATAATATATAAACTATATTTGTTGGTTTAAATTTTTTTAATTGATTAACTATATTATTATATCTATTATTATTACCTTCCAAATGAATAATATATGTAGCATCGATTGATTTACTAAATATACTATTATTATAGTAAATTTTTTTAAAATTATAACAACTCATATATATATATATATGTATATAATATTTATTCAAATAAAATAACTTTTATTTAATCAGAAAAATAAAAAGCTTTAGGAATATAATAATTTGTTTTGTTTTTTACTTAAATTATAAAAATATGATTTCAATATTACTTATATATATTGTATCATACTAAATATGATTTGGGAACAACTTCCCGATTGCATTCTTGAAAAAATTTATAAAAAAATTGTAATATCGCAACCAAAAAATCTATTAGATGACATTAAAAGTTATAATTATACCATTAATTATATAAATGATAATTTAGAATTAAATCAATTTGTTTGGAGACATAATGAATGGTTAATATTGATTTATATTCTTGGTATATATTATAAAAAGGAATCTCAAGAATATAGAACAAATAAATTTATAGAATTAGAAGAGTTTATACAAGATAATAATAATTTACAAATTAAATATCAAGGGGGATTTTATTGGATTAATAGATATGTTTCAAAAATGACAATAATAGAAAGAGAAGAATTAATATATGAATTACATTAAAATAGTACATTTCTATAAAATTTTTAAATTTTAAAAACCTTTTATATTATTTATAAAAAATTAAGAAATGTACTATTTTATATTAATTATAAAAAAAAGTGATAAATCTATTTTTTTTATAATTATAAATGGAAAATAATAATTATACATACCAAGAAGATATAATTTCTTCAAATTTAAAAGAGTGTATCAATTGGGCATTAACAAAACCCGATAAACCTATAAAAAATTATGAAAATACAATTAAAAAACAAATAGAAATTGAAAAGGAAAACGAAAGAATATGGGGTAATAATATTATAGGACAAACAAATAACGGACAATGGACTACATTATTAGGAGAGAATCTTGTATATCAAATACTTAAAATAAATGGCGAAAATCCCAAAAAAGTACAAAGACGTGGTGGATTTGAACCCGACTGGGAAACAGATAATTTTATATATGAAGTAAAAACTTCAAATTGGTGGGTATCTGGAACAGCTGGTGAAAAGGTACTTGGTACATGGATTAAATATCAAAATATTCAAGAATTATATGGTAAACCATTACGTATAGTATGTGTAGCAAATCAAGAATATGAATTAGAATATGGTAAAGTAAAATATTTTGGAGAAAATATAACAGAAAAAACTAAACAAATTTTGTCATTGGCTAAATCTTGGGGAATAACTTATATTAGATTTAGTGATTTAGTATCAAATATTAATTATAAATAATTACCTCTATTGTAGTTGCTCCAGGATTTTTAGAATTTATAGAACGTTTAGCTATAATATCTTCACATTTATATTCTTTAAAATTTTCTGTTACTAAATCTACTTTTGCATTACTCATTATAAATTTAATTTTATCTAATTTTTTTATTTCATTAAAAAGTATCTTATGAGTTTCTAAATTAAAACCATCAGCGACATAACCAACAAATGATTTATTATTTTCAGGTGCATATGGTGGGTCTAAATATATAAAGTCGCCATATTTGGGATTTTTTATAGATAATTTAAAATCACTATGAATAAAATGTACATTTTTAATAAGGTCACTAATATAATTTAAGTCTTGTTCTAAAATAATAGTTGGTGTTTTTTTATAATGTCCAAATGGTACATTAAATCCATTGGGACCTTCTCTATATATACCTCTAAAACATAGTTTATTAATTATTAAAAATAAAGCTGAATATTCAATATTATTTTTATCAATATTATTAAATTTATTTCTCATCCAATAATAATAACTTTCTTTAGAAGTTTTAGCTTCTATAATAGATTTTGGTTTTCTATCAATAATAATTCCATCAATACTATCATATTCTTTAATATAAGATTCTATATATTTATATAATTCATATTTATTTTTCTGTATATTTTTATATAAATTAATGAGACCTAAATTAATATCATATGCGTAAATTTGATTTTTAATAATAATTTCATTGTTTTTTTGCATAGATAAAATAGCAAATAAAATACTACCACCACCAAGGAATAATTCATGATAATTATTAATTTCTTTTGGTATTTTTGAAATAATATTATCAATAATTTGTGTTTTTCCACCAACCCATTTTAAGAAGGGTTTTTGTATTTTACATTTAGACATTTAATAATTATATTTATTAATATACAATCATTTTTTATATCAAATTATATTATAATAATAAAATAAGGATATAAATAGTACATTTTTTATATTTTATAAAATAATATAAAAGGTTTTCAAAATTTAAAAATTTTAAAAGAAATGTACTATTTTATATTAATTATAAAAAAATGATTAAGGATAAGGTTATATATTATTAATATGATAATAATTAAATTATTTATATTATTAAATTGTCTTTTATTTGTTAATTCAAATATAAATTATAATAATATTGATTATAAAACAAATGTATTAACTTATATGAATAAGTTATTTAATGGGTTTCATATAATATCTTATATTGATTGTTGTGGATATTATTTTGATAATGAAAAATATAAATGTTCTGATAAATTTAAAAATAAAGATAATTCGATATTAATTAGTGATAAATTAAAAGAAAAATGTATTGAATTAAGATATTTAAATTATATAAATAATACTCTTGATGATTTATCAGAATTAATAGAAAAATCTGATTATTATAATTATAATAAAGTAATAAAAGAAAAAATAAATTCACTTGATTATTTAAATATAATATATTATCCGTCTTATATATTAACTTATATAATTACAAGTTATGATATTGATTTATTTAATATAAATAAATTAAAATATATTCGCGTAAATGAAATTAAAAATATAAATAAAACAATGCAAATAATACCAAATATTAATAAAAAATATATTAAAACACAACACTTATTCATATAAAATAACTTAAGAAATTTTTGATATATTAATAATTAATCTATCAAATTTATTTATTGTACACGATGAATCATAACTATTTACAATTCTACTATTTACAATTTTAAGAATCTCATCCTCATTTATATTTTCCCAATTACATAATTCACCACCATTATTTGGTCCTTTACCAAATGATTTTCTATCATCTATAATAATTATAGCATCGTCTTTATGATGTAACATTATATTATTTAATTCTTCATATAATGGACAATCTTTATATCCTCTTCCAGTATTACCAGCACTCCAATGTCCATCTAAAAAAATTATAGATTTACCATTAATATTTGGTAATATATCATTAAGAACGATAGAACTATCACCAAGATAAAATTTTATTTTGTTACCATTATATTTATTTTTAACAATATTATAAAAATCTTCTTTAATTTCAATACTATATAAATTAGAAAAATATTTTTCTAAATTAAATATAGTTTCGCCAAAATATGTACCAGATTCTATAAAATTAGGATAATTTTTATAATCATTATTTAAAGTATTTAAAAAATCCAAATCAATACATGGTGGCATATTTATTTATATAAATAAGTAGATATACTTTTATATATTTTTTTAAAATTTCAATTTAATTCCATATATTATCCCATAATAATTTTGTACATATATATATATTATTATTACCATTTTTTCGCATTTCCATAAAAAAATTAACATGTTCGCATATTACTGGGAAATTATATCCACTACAATTATGATAAAACATACCATCTGTACCATGTAAATATACACCCATTAGTGCACCATTATAATGTGTATTTATATTTTTAATATAATTTTTTTTTCTATAAAAATCATCCAATTCTTTATTTGGTATAGCACTATATTTACAATCTTTAATAGAATTTTTATTAAAAATACACATCGCATTAAATGCGGATAATACTGGAATTAAATCATTTTTATTAGAATTAACAAAATTTTTTATATTTTGTTTTTGTATTTGAATATAATTTTCATTACCATGTTCTGCTCCTATATAATGTATATCATCTTTATAAGCGAAAGTATCATATATTTCTCCTTTTTTGTCAGTACCTTTACATATTAATGCATCAAATTCGTAATTTTTATTTTTCAAAATATCTATAATATTTTCATATGGTAAAATTTTAGTAATATCTAAATCATACATAATTAAATAATGAATATGAGAATATTTATTTTTTTTTTGTTCTTCTAAAATTTTATTTCTGGCCATAGCAATTATTTCCATTCTACAAGGAATATTATCCCATGTTCTTGCTTTGCATATATTTAATAATTCATCATTAGTATAATTTTCACAAATACAAACTATATCATTATTACTTTTTTCCCATAATTTTAGTATATTAGGGGTATTATCTATAGAATTATTTTCATAAATAATAACATTACATATATTGATATCATTATGGTTTTTAAAATTATTATAATTTTGTTTTAATATATCAATATTATTTTCAATATTTTTACCACATCCAGCTAATATTATATTCATAAAAATAATATATATATATATTATTTAAGTAAATATATATAGTAATTATAATAATTTTTCATTAACAATTTTATTAAATTTATGATTTTTATTTATAAATAACATATCAATTTGCATATTAAATTGATTAATATAATGATTATCTACAATATCAAATGGAATAAATCCAATATTGTCCATAAATTTGATATGTTCTAAAAAATTAGGCACATTATCATTATATTGTCCAAATAATGGGATTTCTAAAACAATAAAATCTGTTCTATCTAATATAAGTTTAGAGCCTTTTAATATAGGTATTTCAGCACCTTGACAATCTATTTTAATAAAAATATTATTAGCATTTCTAAGAATATTAGTAGTATTAATAATAGTATCTAAATCAGTAGTATATTTTTTAATAGGTTTAGTGTTTATAAAATGTTTAGATTTTTCTTTAAAAAATGAATCTCCTGTATTTTTTTCTTCATACCAATCAACCTCTTCAATTTTATCATTTAATAATACATTCATCACATATATATTTGAATAATTTATAAATTTATTAAGTTCTGGATAATTAATACCTTCAAATAAGTAATAATTAGCATTAGGATAAATTTGAATCATACTTGTAGTCCAAGTACCACGATGAGCTCCTATATCAAGTATAGTATCTGGTATATATCCCATATTTTTTAATTGTATTAAGTTAGAAAACATATTATATAATATATGTTATCATGTATTCTTAAGTAAATAAGTAAATTTTTTATTTAAAAATAAATTATATAGATAAATAAAATGAGATTAGGGATATTAATAAGTATAATAAATATATATATAACTACATCAGATGCGTTTAATATAATTCCAATATATAATTTAAATATAAATAATAATTTAAAATTACGTTGTAATAATAACGATAAAAATGCATTAATAACAGATACGAGTAATAATGGAATAGTTAAAAATTTCAAAAAATCATTAATTAATAATAAAAAAATACCAAATATAATAAAAATAATGATAAAAAATGCTGATTGTAAAGAAGCAGAGTTAAAACATGGAAGAATTGCAATGTTTGCAGCAATAGGATGGCCAATATCAGAAGTATATCATAATCAGATTGCAAATAGTTTACAAATGGAAAGTATATTAACAAAATATGATACAGTACCATCATTTTTAAATGGAGGTATGGAAAAAATAAACCCAACATTTTATTTTGTAGTAATAATATTGGCATCAATAATAGAGTTAATATCAATGATTGAATTGATAAGTTTTGAAAAATCAAAAGAAATATTTATATATGATCCAATGAATATATATAAAAATATAACAAATTTTGAGCAGAAAATCTTAAAAATAAGGGAAAGACATCTGGGTCGTTATGCGATGATTGCAGTAACATGGTATTCGTTTAGCGAATATGTATCAAATATACCGATTATATATGATGTACCTGATTTATTTGTATATATAATATTATTTATCTTAATAGATATATTTACGTGAAGAAATTTTTCAAATAATCAAGACTATTAACAATTTTATTATTAAGATTAATGGTGGGGTCAGGCGTATTAATAGTAAGAGGTTCATTAGTAGAAATACATTTATTTTTAACTTCTTTAAGTTCAATATTTAAGGAACGTATGGATGAAATCAAATAATATATTAAATACATAATAATAATAAGAACAATAAATAATGTAAGATCCATTATTAATTATTTAAGTATCTAATAAATAAGATGAAAAAATAATTTAAGCAAATTTAAGACCCGAAGAACCACCAACAATTTCAAAAACATTATATGACAATGAGTATACATTAATCAAATAATCAAAATTATAATTTTTGTTATGGAAATATTTATTTAATTTATTATTAAGTAAGTCATTATTATATTTGTTTTTAATATTAACTTGTAATTTAGTAGAAACAAGAGATGCATTATAATAACCAGATGGATTAAATTTTTCAGGATGTAGTGCAAACGAATAACAATAAATACCTTGTTTTGGAATATTACTATGATGTTGATATGGTTGTAATATATTATAAAAATCTGCGTTTTTAAATTCAACTCTTGTGTTTGTATTATTCCAAATAATTGCTGCTTTATCTAAAATACCTTCTGATTTATTTTCATTTATAGATGCTGTATAATTATTAAACATATTAAATTTAGTATAATAATCATCTCTTCTTGTAATCCATAATATTTCTTTAGTAGGTTTATGATTATTAATATTAATTAATGTAGTAGCTTCTGTATTGGATGGAATACTTTTGGTACTTGTAATATCTAATTGTTCAACAAGATATGTTAATTTAGGAATTAGAAATAATTTATTACGTTCTTCTTGGGCTAAAAATATAAAATTAGCTTCGATATATGGGAAAATATTATTATTTCTACAAAATGTATTAATATTAACATTTTTAGTAATATTTGGGAAATCATTATTTTGCACATATAATTCATTAAAATATTGTGAACTAATATATTTTTCTAATTCTTTAGAATAAATGGTATATAACTTTTCACAATTTTCAAGTTCTATATTTAAAAAAATTTCAGAATATTGTAATCGTAATAAAGGCAATGCCAGTGCTGGATTTTTAGTAAACCAAAATTTAAGTGGAACAATAATATTTCTACTATTAATAGAAGGTTTAGCATTTAAATTATTAATATCAGAAGCGGGATAATAATTATAAACGAAACGATTATTAATAATAGATACCCTTTTTTCACCAACAATAGATGGTTCTGTTAATTCGTCAACATTACCAAGCATTAAATTATAATTATCATCATCATTGCCATTAACTAATTCATTCCATATATTAAGCCAATCATTAGTAATAGTATCAATAATAGTACCACCAACACTTATAGTAGCTTTTTTAATAATATTATTACCAATATTAGATATCCATCTAAAACGATGTAAATCAGAAGAATATATATCAGGTAATGTAAAACAGAAATATAATTTATCTAATAGGTCACCATATCTACCAATTTTACATAAATATGATGCATTATTAATATTAGGATCAAACACTGGATTGGTATTAAATGTAAGTTGAATACTATCCATTGAAAAATTGGTATGTTTTTTATATGCATATTTAAAATAACTAATACTTGGATTTTCACTTAAATACGAGTCTTGTTGTCCAACAATTACTAATTGTAATAGACCGCCACCCATAATTAAATATATTATCTTAATAATTATAAATAAATTTTATATATTAATAAGGCAATGGCATATTTTGAGAATTAGAATTAATGGAAGCGATATTATATTTATTATCTTCTTCTCTTGGTAATTCTATAGGTTTTTTATTAAATTTTTGTGAGAAAATACTTTTAATTTCATCATCAAATAATGCATAATTATAATAAGATAAATCTGCCATAGATATAGGAGACGAATCACTATTATCATTATTAAAAATATTAGTATCTTTATTATCATTTAATGATAATAAATTGCCTGGGTTAACATATAAAGGTGCCTTATTATGTTTCATAGCAGCGGAACCTTTAACTTCTCCATTGTATGGAGATTCAACTTCTCTATCTAACATATTAATACCATTAATATAAATTTTGCAGGAAGTTTTATTTTTATATAATATATCATTTTCAGGAGTAATCTCTCTTAAAACAACGGTAAACATAAACCAATTATTATTATATTCTGAAGAAGTCATATTATAAATACCCAAAAGACCTTTATTTCTATCATCCCAAGTTCCAGATTTACAATCTATAAGTGTTGTACCATTATTGCGATAAGCATCAGGATTAGTAATAGTATTATATTCAACGATAATAGAAGAACCATCTGATTTTAATCTAATCAATGGATTTTTAACTAAAATATATTCATTATTATTAGTTAATAAACAATTTGCAGATTCTTCTGTATTTTCATAAGGTATTTGCATTTTACTACCGCGTAACAATAATATAATATCATTTTTACTTGGATTTGCTGTTAATATATTATCTTTATTAATTTTAAGCCAAAAATTATAGGAATATTCTGCTCCGCCTTTTTGATTAATAGATGGTGATAATTCTTTATAAGATATAGAATTTTTATTATAAGTATTATAAGTAACATCATGTATAGTAGAAAAATCTAAAATACCTTCAAAAATCTCGATTTTTTTTTTAATTTTTGAAGAACTTTGCATAATACTTAATTTTTCATAATTAAAAATTATATATGCGATTATAAATAATACTAATATTATAATTATAGCTAATATAATTTGTAAAGATGTTGATATCATAATTAATATTACTATTACTCTATTATATATAAATTTAATAAAAAAAAAATAAATATTTTATGTTATTTTATAAACAGGGCTACGTATACCATAAGCACCTAATCCTAATTTGGCTAATAAATTATCAATTGGGCCTTCATTATAATCATTATAAATATCTCTATCATTTAAATCATAATTATACATTGAAAATTTACTAATTAATCCAGAAAATCCAGGTTGATTATAATCTGTTTTATTACCACCAGTATATAAAATATTATCCTTATCTAAATCTAAATTTGTAATATTATAATTATGTCCTTGTGATTCTGACATTTCATTACCATTTGTAATCATTTTACTAATATCACCATCAACATAAGCGGACATTGTTGCACTTCTACCAATATCATTAATAACAATTGCGATATGTACCCATCTTTGTATAGGTACATAATCAATTGTAATACCTTGTGATATAAAATTATAAAAATCACCCATATTATCAATATCATTTGCAGATTTCGCATTTTCAAAATTATTAGATAAAGAATCGTCACCACTGGAAGTAATATCTTGTTTTGAGAATCTAACAAATAATTTATTATTATTTTTATCTAAAAAGATATAAGGTGAACGATTTTTCAAAGAATTTTCATCTCCAATATATGCGACATTTTTATAAGAATTTGTCATATAATTAAGATCATTAATATATATCCAAAATGTATAAGTTCTTTTTTTACCATTACCAGAAGGATTTTTTTTAGTAATATTATTTTTTTTTAATATATTACATAATACAGGCATTTTGGTTCCAGAAATAATAACTCTCGATTGATTAAATAAATTCGACGATATAAAATAGTACATAATATAAGATAAAATAAATGCCAATATTATAACTAGTAATAATCCGATAATAGTTATAGGATTATCAGACATCGATTTAATATTATCTGTCACACCTTCACTGCCTTTATTAAATGTATCTTGTATATTATCTTTAGTATTTTGTATAATATTTTTAAAAAAATTGCTATTTGTAGAAGTATCTTGTTTGTTGATATCTAAATTATCAGTAGGTATACCACTCATTTATTTAATATTCTTCTAATCTAAGTATATAAATTTATGTTTAACATATTAATATGATAAATACTAATTTGATATATTGGATATATAGAAGTAAACGCTTTTTTTGTATTTTTTTTTTGTAAAGATAAATAACTTAATAATTTAGTAAAATTATCAATATTAGATACTTTATTTTTTTTTATAGGACATAATGATAAATGATAAATCATACATGAAAAAAAATTAATAGCTTCATTAATACAATTTTTATTCATAAATAAATCAAAATAACATATATTATAAATAAAATTTTTATAATATTCATTTTTATTATAGATAGTAATAGAGCGATTTTTTAATTCATTAATTAAATTTTCATGAAATCTTAAAGGTATTAACCAAGTATCAGAATATAATAATTTTAATATTATTTCATTATCATAATGAACACTATATAAAAAATTTAAATTATATGTTTTATCAATAATAGCATATTTTCCAGACATATCATTATTTTCAATTATTTTAATAGCTTGTGAAATATTATTATTAATATTAAATATTTCATTAATATTATTTAAATCAATATTTGGAAATTTACATTTTAATATTTTTAAATATTCATCATTATTTGGTGGTAAATATTGAATTATTAAGCATTTTTTTTTTATATTACCTAATTTTTTTAATAATTCATTATTACAAATACATATAATAGTTATATGTTTATATTTTTCATTATTTAATATATTGTATAAGGCACTATTAATAGTTCTATCAATTGATAAAATAGAATCATAATTATCAATTATAATAATTTTAGTATTATTATTTGATGTTAATATTTGTAAAAAAGAAGAAGTGATACTTTTAATAATTAAATCATTAAATTCTTCCGAAGAACTACAATTATTTAATGTAAAATTTATTACAAATAAATTCAAATCTTTACATATTTTTTCTATTAAATATGTTTTACCTATACCAGAATAACCATGTATAAATAAACAACTTTTAAAAGATATTTTAGTTGATGATGGTAAATTTATAGATTTTTCTACCCACTCTCTTATATTTTTATCCATATTTAATTTATTATATTATGATAATTATATTTAAATAATAATTAATTCAATTATTAAATATGAAATATATGACATTAAAGCAAGTATTGGTAATACAATTTCAGCACTTAATAAAGATATCGGACTATTATTAGTAGATTCATATCCAAATTGTTTTATATTTCCATTCATATCAAACATCATTGATGGTTTTAATGTAAAAATTAATAATACTATTAATATATAAATTGTAATAACTATACATTTTCTTGAAATCATTATTTTTTATCTTATTTTATAAAAATATTATTTATTAGAAGAGTAATGATTATTATAAAATTAATATGTATATATCTATTAATTATTATTTTAATAATAATTGCTATTAAATGTACCGAAAAATTTAATATTTTTGATATAAATAAATATGATAATCATAATATTGATGAAGAATATTGTATTACAAATAAAGAATTTATTCCGAAATATTATATTAGTTCTTTTCCATCCAATGATATTGATTATATTAATGATAAATCCTATTTTTATGAATATAATGATAAAGATTATGAAAAATATATGAATAAATTATTACAAATAAATGATACTAAACATTTTATAATGGCAATTGAAGGTATAAATTGGAGTAAATGGAATAATCCCGATGATATTAGTAATAAATATTATAATAAATTCATACAATATTTCAATAATATTATAGAACCAGAAAAAATAAAAGTTGTTTATAATGTTCTAAAAAAATATAAGTACTATAAAAATAATTATTTATTAGATGTTGATTTATTATTATATAAATTAGAAAAACTAAATGGAAAACATATTAATATTATATTAACTTATTATAATAATAAATTTGAAATTGTTAGTTTAAAAGTTATAGGTTCTGTAAATGAATATGATATTCATAATAATACATATTTAAAAAATATTAATAGTGATTTATATATTGACTATAATAAATCATATAATATAGCAAATTGCGACGATTGTATATTTTCTATAACCGATAAATGTTTTAATAATAATATTAAAAATATATTATTAAATAATTTAAACAAAAATTATTTACATAATAATGAAAATAAAAGATTTAATGAAAATATTGAATATACTAATAATCAGAATGATATAAGAAATAGTTTTATTAATAACTTGAAAAATTAATTAAGAATCATCATTTTACTATTTTTTAATCTTATTAATTCATATAATATTTTATACTCATTATCATAATTTTTAATATAATCGGATTTTAATATTATTAAATTTATATTTTTTTCTTTTAATATATTTTCTAATATATTATTTATATTTGTTGTAATTATATATTTATTTTTTAATATATTTTTATTTTCTATATCTATATCTATATCAATATATAATATATTATTATTATCTTCTATATAATTATTATTTATTATATCAAATACTTCATATTTTTTTGTTTTTTTAATATTAACATTATTTAAATAATTAATTAAACTATTCTTACAAAATTTTCTTTGACCAGCTTTCGTTATAATACATTTTAATTCTTTATTATCACATTTTTTTCTTAAAGTTTGAGCGCTTATACCAGATATATTAACAGCTTCTCTGATTGGTATATAATTTACATTATAATATATCATCTATTAATTTATTTATAGTAATATACTTTTAAATATAAAAAAAATTGATAATTTTATTTTTAATTCAAATAAATAAGTATGATATATTTATTTTATATAATATTATCATTTATTATGACATATATTATTCTAATATGTACTTATATTTCTAATAATGAAGACGAATATTTATTTTTTGATTAATATTGAATTATATTATTTAAAATGGTACAGCAAATGTTTGTGTTCTCAAAGAATTTAAACTTGCACCCCTTAATGTTTCAGAACAATTGATATTACTTTTTTCACTTTCATTTTCAATTCTAAAACGAATTGGCAATACATATTTTTCAGTTCCAGTTGCCCATTCAAATTCGGATTTTTTACTACTTGATTCTGCTTCATTACCATATCCAAAGCGGGCAGCTGAACTTCCTCTTGTAGCACCTTTTGTAACACCCCTTGTAACACCTCTTGTAACACTTTCTGTATTTTCAATTCTTTTCCTAAAAATCATAAATGTAATATAAATTAGTCCAGTTGTTTCACTTGATTTTTCAAAACCGAGTTCATATTCTTCTGCTGTTGGTTCATAACCAATATCTGCAGCATTTTGAATAACCCATTGATATTTACCCTTAGGATTTTGGTCAAATTTATAAGATTGTCTATCATTTGCTGGAATTGTCCACAATGTTCCATCTCTTTCAATATTATTAGGAAGTGTAACACTATCAGATGAATATTCTGGTTTTTTATTATCTACTGCGAAACCAAGTGCATATTCATAATTATTATTTATGGGATATTCATTAATTTTAATATTAGACAAATTAATAACAACAGCACCACGATGACCAATAACACGATAGCCTTTATTATAAGTTTCACCTGAACCACTTTCAAATACTTCTACCGGAAATTCAGTAGAATAATTTTTGCGAACCTTTTCATTTTTTTCAATTGCACTATCGATTCCTTTTCCAAAATTAATATTGAAATCAATATCATAATTATTCATAGTATAATTAACATTAATAGAGCGGGTTGTGTAAGAAGCAGTCATTCTTTATTGGTTTTATAAATAAAGAATTTGTCATTTTTTTATATATATTTGAAAAAAAATAAAAAATTATATTTTTGATTTTAAAAATAGTACATTTCTTGATTTTATTAAATAAATATAAAAGGTTTTTAAAATTTTTATATTTTTTAAGAAATGTACTATTTTATTAAGATATAAGAAGTATATATAATATGCATATAATTAATGAAAATAATTATATGTGGATGGCTACATAATAAAAATAAGACAGCATTAAAAAATTATAAAAATATTGAAATTATTTTTATAAATAATATAGATAATATAGAAGAAAAATATGATTTAAATAACATAGATTGTATATATTTACCCCGTGATAATTACAATATAAATATAAATAAATTATCAAAATATAATATAACATTTTTATTTGGACCACATTTTTCAGTATTACCAGAAGAAAATAAATTAAAAGATATAATATCAAAAAAGTCTATATATATACAACCAAGTTATTGGGTATATAATATATGGAAAACATTTAAATATTGTAATAATATTAATATAAAAATATTACCATTTGGTGTAGATACAGAAAGATTTAAAAATGATAAATCAATAGAAAAAAAAGATAATATATTTATATATTTTAAATCAAGAATACCAGCAGAATTAAAATATTTAGAGAATTTTCTAAAAATTAAAAATATTAATTATAAAATATTTTCTTATAATGAAAAATATGAAGAAGAAGAATATTTATCTTTTATAAAAAATGCTAAATATGGTATTTGGTTAGGTACACATGAAAGTCAGGGTTTTGCATTAGAAGAAGCTTTATCTTGTAATATTCCATTATTAGTTTGGAATGTTAGATCACTAAATCAAGAATATGAATCTACATATGCTGATTATTTTGCTACATCAATACCATATTGGGATAATAGATGTGGTGAATTTTTTTATAATAGCGAAGAATTAGAAGAAAAACATAAATTATTTATAAGTAAATTAGATAAATATAATCCACGTGAATATATATTAGAAAACTTAACATATGAAAAATGTGAAGAAAAGATGATAAAAATAATAAATGAAAATAATTTGCATTAATTTATATGAAAATACTGAAAAAATGACAAAATTTATAGATATTAATATATAAACATGACAATGAATATTGAGAATGAAACGAGGTATTGCTGGAAGATTCACGCCGAAAAGACCAATTTGTATGATATTTCACTTAATCAATTAGGTGAATATAATAATATGTTATATAATATTAATGAAAGAAAGAATATTTGTGAAGTTGAGTTGCATTCATTTGAATATTCACAACAAGAATTATGTGAGAAAGTATCTGTATTCAATATAGCTGCTATTACTTATGAGTTGAAAAATAAAATAAATAAGTACAATTCAGAAATTGAAGAATATAATAGATTAATCAATTTGTGTGAATTAGATATTGAAAGACTAAATTTAGAGTTTAATGCTCTCGAGATATATATAACAGAATTAAATAAGAGAAGTGTCAGACTTGAAAGATGGCCAAATATAACATATGATTAAATATAATATTAATTTATATATATTTATGATTTATTTCGTTTAGCGGCTCTCATATCTCTATCTAATTTTTCTTTTTCTTTTTTTTCTAATTCTTTTTGTATATTTGATATAGTCGAAGGAGATGGTGATTTTGGTTTATTAGATACACGCGATGATTTAGATTTAGGTTGAGATTTAGATTTGGGTTGAGATTTAGATATAGATTTAGATTTAGATATAGATTTAGATTTTGGAGAAGTAGTAATATTTTCTCTTTGCATAAGTGGTCCTGGATTAGAATTAATATATCTATTATATGTGTTTTTAATTGTAATTTGTGCATTATGTTCATTGCATATTTTAGTAATAATATCTAATATATTTAAATAAGATTTTGCGGCTGTTTTAAAAATATTATAATCCCATGATTCTGCATTATCATATGTAATATTATTGATATGTAATGTATTAATAGGATAAGTTCTTCCAAATATTACTTTTCTAAAGCAATGTGATAGTGATTTAAATTCATATTTATTATATACTCCGCTAAATCTAAAAAGATAACTAAATCCAATAATAGTAGTAATTTGATGCATATAATTTTTAATAGCGATATGTGATAAATAATTTTCATTTTCTAAAATATTCTTAATGTCATTATAATTATTATCATATGACCCCCCTAAAGTTTTATTATATTTTGTTGTATTTATTTTTGACAAATTCATATTATCAATAAGATGAATATCATGGAAATCATTTTTAATTCTTTTAATATATTCTGTAGTATTTTCATATGATTTCATTTTAAGATCAATTTTAATATCATTATTAATATCATCAGATATTATAATTAATGATGCTAAAATATTTAAATAATTAATAAATTTATTTATATCGTTTTCTGAATATCTACCAGAAATAATTTTAAATATAATACTTCTATTTTTTAATTTATTAAGAATATATTTGGCACGTGAACAATTTTTAATTATATTATTTTTAAAAAAGTTTAATTTTTTATCTTGATTTATATTAAAAGAAAAATTATTAGATGTATTCCAAACATTAAATGTAGACGTATAATCATAAATATGAGCATATGCATTCATATCATTAGTATTTTTGTCATCATTTATGTTATTATCTCTTTCAATTGCAATTTTACCCATGGTAAATAAATCAGGAATAATTATAGTTCCACCATGATATTTTTTGTTCATGAATATTGTTCTATTATATAAAAATAAAATATATATAAATATGTGATATGATAGATTATATTAAATATGTAGATTATAACTATTTGAAGGGATATAAATATGAAAGATATGTATTAGAAGAATTGAAAAAAATTTATAAAATTAAAGAAGGATATTTATGGAAAAATATACCTGATAGATTATTAATAGAATCTGGAATAATTATAGAAAATGATTTAAATAAAATAAAAAATAAGTATCAAAATATAAATAAATCATATAGAAATTATAATGTATTATTAGATACTGGTATAGATATAATATGTAAATTAGAAAATAATACAATATTATTAATACAATGTAAAGCATATTCATCAGTTATTTCACAAAAACATTTATCTGGATTTTTCAGAATAATATTAGATAGTTATTTAATAAATAAAAGAGAAAAAAAAATAACAGGATTGATAGTTCATACAAGTTCAATATCAGATATAATAACAACAAGTTATTGTTATAAATATAATATAATAACATCAATGTATATACCATTTGAAAAAAAATATAGAAGACCAAAAAATCCTTTACAAAAATATAAAAATATAAATATAATAATTAATTTTAATTTATTTATGATTAATATTTTTATATTTTTAGCAATAAAATATTTATAACTAATTATTAATCATATAAGAAACCATGATCATCAAAATCTAATTGGTCTTGGTTATTATTTTCTGTAGTATCAAAATTGAATTCTAATTCACCAATATTATCATCTTGAATAATATCAGGATTAATAGTATTATCATTATCATTATCATCAGGTGTGTTAAAATCTTCCAATTTAAAACCAATTTTTTTAAGTTGATTCAAAACTTTTCTATCATCTTCTGATTTTTTATCAATAATAGAGAGTTTAATATTTTTATAATGTTCTCTCATGCTATTAATAAAAGCAATATTTTGTTCAGGTGTGGGCATTGTAGAATATTCTATTATTTTAATTGTAGAATCGTGTATATCTTTTAATATATTAATAACAAAATTTTCATCTTTAATTGTTTCATATGGTCTTAAAACATTTTGTACTGCATTATCAGGATTAAATGGAGAACATATAGCTCTTACCATAATATAAGCTTTTGTATGTATAATGTTAGTTAAATCTGTTTTATTGTTAATTTTATCAAGAGTATCAAATTGTTTTAATAAAAATTTAATATAATTAATAGAATTTAATATGAATGGTTTATCATCATCATTTATTTTTATATATGCTTTATTGAGAATAGTAGCAACATTATATATAATAGGTTTAAAATTAATATAATATATTTGTTCATTAAAAATTTTAACAATAGTACTTTTTCTATTTTTGATAGTATTTAATAATATTTTAAAATAATTATCAATAATATTTAGTAATTCATTTGTACCATTTGAAAATACATTATTTGCATTATTTGAAGTCAATAATTTAAATGAATTTTCTGATATAATTTCTGATGATAACCAATTGTCATATGTATAATTAATTTCATCAATATCATCTATAATTTTTGGAAGAAAAAACTTATTTTCACTATCACTATCACTATCACTATCACTATCACTATCATCATGTTTTAATGGTATATAACGATAAATTCTCGGTTTATTAGTTTGTCTATTTTTAGAAAAATATTTTTTAGTAGCAATTAAGTCATTTCTTTTATCGATAAGGTCAGTATCATTTTTATATTTATAATCTATTTTTTGTAAACAACAACCTAATAAATATTTATGAATTTTTTTATAATTAACACCTGGCATAAAAATCAATGCATATACGTAATTCAATAACATTTTTTGTTCGTTATTAAGTGTTTTTTTATTTTTATAATTATTAATATCGGATATTAAATCAATTTGATATTTTTCACCAATATTAAGTTTATCTTTATTGGTTTCTATATCATCAAATTTTTTAATAATATCGGTAATAGTTTCAGAATAGATAGTATTAATAATATTCATAATATTATCAAATAGTTTTTCTTCTATTTTATAAATATTAAATTGGTCAAAATCATTAAAATAATTTTTAATAATTTCACATATATATACCAAAACACCACCCTTTTTATATATTGGTATTATTGGTGCACCATAATTATTCCAATAATCAACAAATAATAAATTATAATTAAATATGTGTGTATTATCTAAAATTGAGTTTTGTATTTGTAAAGACCACCAAGATATAGAATATATAAACATTTCTTTAATATAATTGATAAATTCCATATTAGTTTCGATTAAATTTTTAGTAATAATATCAACATTTTCAAATTTAAAATCTGATAAATTAAGAAATCCTAAATGTGATTTCAAATTATCAATCTTATTTTTATTTTGCAATATATTGATATGATTAATATTAGAAATAGATGCAATTGATTTTTCCGAAATAATATCATTTAATTTACTTTTTAATAAAAAAAATTTAGTAGGTGTACCACTAAAATGATTAAATAATTCATTACATAATGTATCAAAATTTATATATAATTTTGATATATCTGATATATTATGTAAAATAGGCAAAACAATTTTTAATAATTCAATAAAACCATGAGAGTGTGAAAATTTAATAGTTAACCAATATTTATCTAAGAAATTTTCATTAAATTTTGTGAATATAATATTCAATTCGTCCTCATTAACATCATCTATATAATCATCTTTATTATCAATATCAACTAAATTAGTATCATTAAATATTAAATTATCAGTTCCTTGATATTCAGAATTATCATTAGCATCTTTGATATCTTTTAATTCATTAGAAATATCTATAAATTTAAGTGGTTTATAAAATTGAGTTTTAAAAGAATTTAAAATATCAAATTTATTTTTAGCTTCATCGAGTAATAATGCAATATTATCTAAATCATTATCATTATAATTAGTAATAGTATAAATAGCTTGTTCGAGAATTAATCTATTTCTTATTACTTTTATATTTTCAATAATTGTATTTTCATCAACATCGTTATTATGAATAGCTGTAACAATATCATCAATATTATTATATAAAATAGATGGTGTATCCAAAGAGCTAAGTTCTTCTTCTAATTTATAAATAATATTATTATGTTCTTCTTTAACATTTTCAGAAAACGTTAAAAGTTTCAATATATTATTTAATTTAGTATAAAATAAAAATTTATGATTAATTAAATTCACTAATTTAATCTTAAAAGCTTTATGATTATATTTATATTCCTTTGGACTTTTAATAATTTTATTGATAGTTTTTTGTAATAATTCATAATCGGTTATATTAATATTATCAAAAATATAATCAAATTTAATAAATATATTATTGTAATCATTATAATCAAGATTCTCTAAATTAGATAATTCTTCAATATCTAAAGTATCAATTATATTTTTTAATGATGGTTTTACATCATTAAAAACCTTAGATATATTATCATAAGAATCTGTTTTTAAATAATTAATTTTAACAGGAGTTTTGAGATAAGACAAAATTTTATCTGATAAAGAATCATTAATAGTATAAGTAGGTGTTTTAAAATATATTTCATCCACTGGAATATTAGTATCATCATGTGGTAATAAAGGATAATATACACCATCCATTAATTGAATATTAGTTTTAGTTATAGGTTTAAAACGAACTTTAGTAGAATTATTATCATAATCAATTGTAAAGAATAATTTATTTTTTTCTTTATTAACTAAAGAAATATCAGTTTGTTTATTTAATTTTTTAAAAGTTTTAATAAAATCAATAATATCGTCTTCTGGATATTGAATAATATAAGAATCTGTAATAAGTATATAATTTGTACTATCTATTTTTTTCACATCAATAGTATTATAAAATAAATCTACAAAACCATTAGTTTTATTTAAATCTTTAAAAATATTATATAATTCATTAAAAATTTCTTTTTTAGAAAAAGCTACAAATGTGGGATTATCTTTAATAATTTCATCATATGTTAAAATTTCAAAATATTCAATATCTGCTAAATCTTCATCAATATATATTTTATCATATTCAATATCTTGTTCATTTGTTTCTTGCATATCTCGTATTTCTTCAATATCTGTAAAATCTTCCATATAACTCTTCTTATTAGATAAAATGAAAAAAAAATGACTATAGTATTTACCGCTAAATTAAATAATGGTATTTAAAATAATATATTTATCAGACGAATTATTCCAAGGTTATAATATAATTATAAATACATCTCAATTTGAAAGTATAACTCAATTAATTAATTATTTTAAAAATAAATTGATTACAATATTAGAATTCAATAATTTATTTATATTATCAGAAAAGGTAAAAAAAATGAATTTACATATGCATGATTATAAATTTTATAATGATATATTAAATACTACATGTGAAACATTATATATATGTTCTCATGAACATTAAATTAATCTATAAATTTATTCCATTCATTTTTTATATCTTGTAACATATCAATAATGGATTTACAATTATATTCTAAGAATTGTTTAAAAATATTTTTATCAGTAATATCAATTAATGTAATACGAATAACCAATAATGATTTTAAAGGATGTGGTGTAATATAACCACAATAAGAACATCTTATATTATTTATAATTGATTCTTCATTTCTAACAAATTTATTATGAATAATAGATTGAATAGTATTTCCTAAAGTATCATCTTCGTCATTTATATTAAAATCAAAAGTGTTATCAGAATTATTATATTTAATAATATCAACATCTGTAGAATCATTGTTATTAATATTAGTAATTAGATTATTTAATTTATCTATTAATATTTCAATAGCTTTATTAATAAGATATTTCGGTTTAATATAAATATTAATTGGTTCTAATTCAAATTTAATTAAATTGGGATCACCATATTTATTAGTATAATATGCCCGTTCTTTATCTAAAATTGAAGTTTTATCATCAATTTTTGATGGGTCAGTAACAAATGAAAATGCTGATAAGCATACGGGCGAAAAGGCAGAATTAAATTTACCATTTTTTTTTACTACTTTTGCTTTAAAATGCAATTGTTCATTTAATCTCAATCTTGTGATAAGAATATTATTTTTTGTTACTTTATTTTGTGGAAAAATTTCACTTAGTTCTTTCTTTGTAATTTCTACATCATCTCTTGTACCTTTTATATCAGCGGTAGTGACATTTAATAATTCACTATTAATATTTTTGACATTTAATTCAAGTTCAATTGAATTATCTACATAATTATCAATTTCGTCTTCTTTTAAAAATAAAGGAATTAATCCAATACGATGAGATATAAATTCATTATGAAGTGGTCCATCATTAACAATAATATTAATAGTAGAATTATCTTCTCCAATAGTTCCGGGAATATGGATATCTGATAAAATAATTCTTCTAATAGAATTGATTATAGCTAAATCTATATCTTTAATTTCAAATGAATATCTATTAGTTGGTTCATTAGGGTCATACATATAATTTGAGAACATGTCTTTCTTATTAAATGTAAATTATAATATTTAAATCATTTTTTATAAAAAATGATTTAAATATTATAAATTATATTATAATGTCAATTAAAACTAAAGCTGTAATAAAAAATATTAAAAATAAAATAGATATAAATAATGAATATACTATAATAGAATTACATAAAATACTAACAAATGAATATAATTTACTTAAAAATTATAAAGAAATAACATTTAAATTAACACATGAATTACCTATGATTAAAAAAAAATGATATAAACATTTTAATATTATTAAATATAATTAATGGCAAATATTCATTCTGCAAATAGTGACTCTTTTATTTTTCATGAAAATAGTAAAACAGAACCTTATTATACTACAACTACGAATAATGCTATATCTTTAAATACTTCAAATAATAAAATTGTTGATTTCTTTATGATGATGGGTAGAGATTTATCTGATGAAAACTTAGATAAATATATGGAGGATTGTTGTAAAATAAATCCACATATGACAATGGCATTATTATATAATGCAAGAGACAGAAAAAATGGTAAAAAAGAAAAAAATGTAAGTAATCGTGGTATGTTATGGTTAATAAATAATAGAAAATATAACACATATGATAAAAATATTGAAACTTATATAAATAAATATGGATGTTGGAAGGACTTGTTATATATTATGACAAAAATGCCTAAAAATTCTATTAACAATGAGATTGAATTAATTGGCAAACAATTAATCAAAGATAAAAAAGATTTAGATGAAAACCCTGATGCAAAAATCTCATTATGTGCTAAATGGGCACCAAGTGAGAATAATCATTATGATAAAAAGAGAGGTTGTGCAAGAAAGATAGCTAATTTTATTACAAATTATGACAAAAAGGCTTTAGAAATATATAGAAAAGAATATTTAAAACCTCTTAGAGATAAAATTAACATAGTAGAATCATTGATGTGTAAAAAAAAATGGGAAGATATTATATATGAACAAGTACCAGGAGTGGCATGTAATAGATTAAAGGGAGCATTTTTAAAACATGATACTGAAAGATATAATAAATATTTAAGCGAAGTTAGAAGTGGAGAAAAAACAATAAATGTAACGGGTATATTACCTCACGAATTAGTAAATCATTATTTAAAAGACAATGAATATAATGAATCCATTGAATTGCAATGGAAAACTATATTAAAAAATATTCAAGAACTGGGATTATTTGATAAATTATTACCAGTTGTTGATGTATCAGGTTCTATGTTTTCTGCAAATAATGGTAGTATACCAGCACAAGTATCTATTGCTATGGGTATATTAATATCACAATGTACAAAAGGTGTATTTGCAAAAAAGGTAATAACATTTAGCGAGACACCAAAATTTCATGAAATTCGGGGAGAAAGTTTATATGAACAAGTTAAAGATATTAAAGAAATGGATTGGGGAGGGTCAACTAATTTCGAGAGTGTATCTGATTTAATTATTGATATGGGTATAAAATATAGGTTATCAGACAATGATATGCCCAAAAAAATAGTAGTATTATCTGATATGCAATTCAATCAAGCGCAATATAATGCATATAATGCATATAATAATGATAATGATAATAAAATAGAATTGTTATATGAAACAATTAATAAAAAATATAAGACACACAACTATTCAACCCCAAAATTTATATATTGGAATTTAAATTCTGATAATAATAATACATTTCCTGTTGATATATCAACTAATGGTACAGCTTTAATATCTGGATTTTCAGAACAATTATTGAAAATATTTATGGAATATGACGACTTTACACCAGAATTGGTAATTAATGGAATTTTAAGTAAATATATGGCTGATGTATATATCGATATGAATGAATTTAAGTAAAGTTAAATTTATTATATATATATTTATTTTTTTTAATTATATAAAAAAATGATATTCTAAATAAAATAGGAAGATTATGTCTGATAAATTATTTATACCTATTAAATTTAATACAACTATACATTTATTACCAAAAGAATTGAATCACGATTTTGAAAATACATTTTTAAAAAAGGTTAAAAATAATTTAGAAGGTATGTGTTCAAAACACGGATATATAAAGAAAGATAGTATTAAAATAATTAAAAGATCAATCGGACAATTTAAAAAACAACATTTTAATGGCAATATTATTTATGACTTAAATTGTGTTGCTGAAATATGTAATCCAGCACAAGGTTCAATAATAAAATGTAAAATTAAAAATAAAAATACAATGGGATTATTAGCTGAAGGTTTATATGACGGAATTCCAATATTAGAAATTATTATACCAAAAATTTCGGCTGGTATTATATCTGAAATTAATATTGATGAAGTAAATATTGGAGATTATATCAATATTGAAGTTTGTGGTAAAAAATTTATGCTATATGATAAAAATATTTCTATCATTGGTCGTGCTATTAAAAATAAAGAAGAAAATATAAAGAATATTATTCAAGATGAAGTTACTGATAACGATGATGATGATATAGAACCTAATATTTTAGGAGATAACTATGACGACGAAGATGATAATAATAGTGATGATGAAGATAATATTATAAGTGGTGGTAAAGTATTAAATGATAATAATGATGAAAATATATCAGAAGATGCTGGTGATATTGAAGATAATTTAAGTGATATTGAATTTGATAATCTATCTGATATCAGCGATGTATTATCTGTGGGGGGGGATGATTATTAATCATATAAATAATATATTCATTATATTATATATAATGAATAGTGATAAAGATTTGAAAACAAATAATATAGAATTATGTAAACATATACAATTAAATATAAATAAATTATCAAATATGGAAATTGATGAAATATTTAAAATATTACATAAAAATAATAGTGTTTATACAAAAAATAACAATGGTATTTTTGTTAATTTAAATTGGATTGATGATAATATATTAATGGAAATTAATAATTATATTATGTTTTGTTTGAAATCTCAAAATGAAATTAAAAATTATGAAAAAACATTAAATAAATTTAATGATACTATAAATAATTATAAAGAAAAAATAGAAGATAAAAAAGATAATATATCATTACTAAGTAATGACGAAGAATTAATAAATCCAGAAATATTAGAAAATACAAATAAAACTATACGAATTTCATCAAGTATGAAATTTTATTTATTTAAAAAAAAATTTTTAAAAAAAAATCTAATACCACCTCCCTATTTATATAACTTATTAACACATGAAGAATATTTAAAAAAATGATATGTAATATATATAAATTATATTATGGATAATATTAAAATAGAAGATTATATAAATGATTCAGATAATAATTTACTATGGAAATTAGATAATGAATTTATTTATAATAAATATACACAATATATATATAATGATGATGTAAATAATGATAATGTGAAGAGTAATGATGATGTAAATAATGATAATGTGAAGAGTAATGATGTAAATAATGATAATGTGAAGAGTAATGATGTAAATAATGATAATGCGAAGAGTAATGATGTAAATAATGATAATGCGAAGAGTAATAATGCAAATAGTGATAATGTGAAGAGTGATAATATGAAGAGTGATAATGTAAAGAGTGATAATGATAATAAATTTAAAAATAAGATAAAAAAAAATATAATAAAATTACCATTAGAAGTATTTATAGAAGAAACAAATTCAAATGAAATAATCAAACCATATATTAAAGAAAAATTAATAGAAAAAATATCAGAAATTGAATACACAAAGGTATTTGGTCAAAAAAAATCATCTGAAATAGTTAAGGGATTGGTAGAAAATAAGTGGAATAAATCATTAATATTGTTTATATCATTTTTATTAGATAAAAAGATATTATATGAAAATAAAGAAATTGTATATAATAAAGAATTAATGAATATAGAAACTATTATTTTATAATTTAGGTTTATAATAAGGATATAAATATATTTTATTTATTTTTAACATATTAACAGCAATATAATTACAATTATCAGTTTTTGTAATTTTACTTTTAGGAACAATGGAAAGTTCTTCAATTAAATTATTTAATTCTGACTTAGATAAAGAAGTACATACTATACCTGTTTTTTTACCATTAGCAACACCAGCTGTTAATATTTTAAGTACATTATTATAAATACCTTGTTTATCAATTTTCGGAACAATAATACCAACAGAAATAGTTTCTTTATCCATATCAGGAATTGTTATTTTATTTCTATTATTAATAATATTATGTAATTCAGTATCAATAGTAGATAAAGATCTATATCTATTTGTATTAAAATCGTATAAATATAATTTAAAATCGGTTTTCGTATCATATATATCAACATATCCTACAAATTCATAATCTTTATATATTATATTACTTTTTACTTCATTTTTATGTATTAATGCTCCTTGAATGAATAAACAATTTGCAATATGTTTATCTTGTTCATTTAATAATATGTATTTAGTTTCAATTATTTTTTTAACAAATTCTATAAAATTTTTAGAATTAAATGCCAAATATACTGATATAGTTGTTTCTTCTACAGATTTCATATCAATATTAGCTAAATTTAATTTATCAATATCACCTTTTTCAGTTTCTATATTTTCAATATTATTTATTATTCTTATTTTTTTAGGTTTTTCAATATTAATATCAATAATATGAATACCATTATTATGTGGTATTATAATATATTTTTCAAATAATATATTTGGATATACTGATTGTTTAATAGCTTCATAAATAATTTTATAATCATAATTAGTATTTTTAATAATAATATCAATGGGTAAAAATCTATCACCATTATGTATATATTTTAAAATCAAAGATTTAATTATATTTTTCATATTAAAAATAAGATGTTTATAAGTTTCTTTTCTAAAACCTAATTTATTAGAATTTGATATATTAATATCACATTTTGGATTAAATATTACATCATCGCCATAATTATATTGTTTTTTTATACCCTGTGAAGTATTTATATTAATATTAAAATCAAAAATACCTTTTGGAAAATAATTTATATTTTTCATCATAAAACAATCCATTGCATTATCTCTAATAATTTCATCAATAATATCAGTTTGTATTAATTTTTTAGAAGAAATACGAAATGCGTGAATATCAGGTGTTTCTTTGTCATATCCATCAATACTTGCGTGCATAAATACAGTCATATTTCTATTTTCTAAAGGTAAAGAATTATGTCTACAATTACGTATACCTCTACCAATTATTTGTTTTATTTTATTAAAATGATACCATGGTTCTATCAAATGCATTTCTCTTGTATTATAAAAACTCAAACCTTCACTTGCTACAGGTGTCATTAATATAATTTTTAATAATTCACCATTAATATTTTTAGGACTATTTATAATTGGTAATAATTTATCAATAGTTGAAGAACCCATTACATTATTTAATTCAGACGGAGATGTTAATATACAATACTTTGGTTTATTTTTATAACCATATTTAGGAGGATTTGATATTATTTTTGGATTTGAAAGAATATTTTTTTCACCTTCTCTAATAAAACCCATATGTTCTAATATTATAGCCATTGGCAAAACACCACCTTCTACAAATCTTGAATATATAACAACGATACCATTTGATTTCATAATAAAATTAGCAATTTTTAAGAATTTACCAGAACATTTGCCTAAATTTTCATTATCTGGAAATAATCCATCAATATATTTAGTATTATATTTAATATGTATAGAATTTGTACCAGTAGTATCTATACGTGAAAAAAATGTAGAAAACCCTTTACTACCAGTTTCATTATTATATACAATATTCATTGGTTGTAAATTAGCTAATACATTATTTTCATCAAGTTCTTTTTTATTAAATATAAATTTTTTCTGATATTCACCTAATTCTGATGTAATTATACCATTTTTAATTTTATATAACCAATCTCTATCTGTTAATGGTATTAATTTATCAGATGGGTCTTTTAAAATAATTTTATCCAATATTTTAATGTTACTATCTTTTGGAGATAATTCTGTAGCAAATGTAAAAGGATTTTTACCTCTTAAAAATGATATATATGTTTGTGATAATTGTTTAATTATATTATAAATATTATCATTAATTTTATTAGAATTATTGAATATACTTGGGAAAGGTGGTTTTATTATTTTTAATAATTCTTCTCGTTTATCATTTAATAGAAATAAATATAATAAATCTAATATATCACCTGGTTCATTATACATAGGTGTAGCAGATAATAAAATTAATTTATTATTAATACCATTTGATAATGCTTTAGTAATTGCAGAATATATACGTTTATCTTCATTTTTTGAACTATTTCTAATATTATGCGCTTCATCTATTATAATTACTTTATTTTCAACAATAATATTAGCATATTCAGTTTCAATAAATTTAGCAAATTCATCATAAGTAAATATTCTATATCTATTATTTATTAGTTTTTTTATTTTATTATTAATTTTATCCTTATCTGTTTCTTTCAATATATTAGCTAATTTAATATATGTATCTCCCGTGCATTGATTTGCTAAAGATTTATAATCTGTAATATTTAATAAACTAAATATTTGTTCTTTAAAACTACCACGTAAAGCACTTGGCATTATAACCCATATTTTAGGATCATTATATTGTGAATGTGATAATAAAAAATTTTCTGATAAAGTAATCGCAGAACAGGTTTTACCAACACCTACACCATGATATAATAAAATACTATTATATGGACTACGTACTGATATATAATGACTAATTAAATATTGATAAAATGTTTTTTCAAAATCACCACATAATTTATTAGTATTTATATTAAAATCTTGAATATTTTTAATAGTATTATATTTGGGTATAGTATGTATATTATATTCGTATAAATTTGTTAATTTATCTCTAAAATTAGGGTCTTTAATATCTGGATAATATAATTGTTCAAAACTATTACTATCTAATACTTTATTAATTATAGATTTTGGTGGCGTAGAAGGTTTAACTATAACGTTTATTTTATTTTTTTTTATTTCATCTAATTTTTTATTTAAAGATTTTATTTTATTTTTTATAGATTTTTCTTCAATGTCCTCTATTATATCAATTTGTAATTTTTCTTTTAACTCTTTAATTTTTTTATTTATTTTTAATTCTTCGGTAGCATTATCTTGTTCTGGTATATCTTGTTGTTGTATAATATTATCTGCAATTAAAATTTCTTTACATTGTTTTTTAATTTCATTTAATAATTTACCATTTTCTAATAATAAATATTTTGTACGAGGATTACGAGTTTTATCTTTTTGCCATAATAAACATTCTTCCTTTGTTAATGGTAATTCTAATATTGAATTATTAATTTCTTCTTTTTTAATAATATTTTCAGGTTTTGAATATAATTCTGGATATAAACTATTACATTCTTTTTTAATTTTTTTTAGAATTGCACTTTTTTCAGATAATTTTCTACCTGAACGAGGATTATTAATTGGATTTTTATTCCATAATATACATTGTTCTCTTGTAAGAGGCTTTTCAATATTATTATTCATACATTCTATAATAATTAATTATTTTTTTCAGACTCATAAATATTAATTTTTTTATTACTTTCTTTAAATAATTCTAATCTTTCCGTATTATACGATTTAATATGATTTATTACTTCATTATATGTAAACCATTTTAAATCTCTTATTTCTCTTACCTGTTCTAAACATGTATTATCTATAATTAATTCAACTTCATTTATAATTTTAGATATATAATATACATGTTTATATAAAATTTTATTTGTTCCATAAAATATTTCTTCAAATTGTTCCAATTCATTAATAATATTAAAATCTTTTTTTGATAACCTTGTTTCCTCGCAAAATTCTCTTATTGCACAATCTAAATCACTTTCTTTGAGTTTACGTCTGCCTTTTGGAAATCCCCATTCTTGTTCGTAATTATTATTAGATATATTCGCAATTGATAGTAATATATTATTATCACATAAAAAATTATATTTTCTTTTTGATTCAATATATTCATTGGTATGTTTTACATTATTTTGAGACCATGCATAATTCCATATATTATCAAAATTATATGTTAATAATAAAGTTTTTTCCGAATTTGTCATATAATTAATTAATTTAGTAATATATAAAATATCATTTGTATCATATTTACCTCTTATAAATTCCATGAATGATAAACTATCTTTTCTTTGAATCATTAAATAATTTATATTACCATTATTATCCATTTTATAACATATTATACCAAAACTCATAATTGGATGAATACAATCTTTATATAAATGTCCATTAGTGCCACAATTTCTACAAGTTTGTGGTCTTATGTGAGAATGTCTTTTTTCACTTTCATCATCTTTTTTTTTCATATTTATTAATATATATAATATATTCTTAAATCTAATAAAAATAATTAAAACATATACATATTAAACAACACTCGCGTATTTATCATCATCAATTAAACCAGTTGGTGTTTCTTCTCCTGGTTGTTGATTTGAAACGAGTATTTCTTCTACATCTCGTGGTTGTTGTTGTGGTTGTTGTGGTTGTTGTGGTTCTTCAACAACATTATCATTATTAAAAAGTTCTAATGGTTTTATATCTGGTGTATCAAAAGGTTTATTGACAAATAGCTGTTTGGCAAAATGTTCGGCTTTCTCCTTCCCGTAATTATTATATTCTTCTAAATTTTTATTAGCTTTTTTATAAGTAAATAATGTATTAAATGTAGATATTACAATAAGAACACAATATAAAATAGTAACAATTGCAATAATCCATGCTAATACCCAACACCAAGAAGGTTTATTTGCACCACTATAACTACCACCCGATATCAAACAAGTTAATTCAACTAATGATAACAAAATTCCAGGTAATGAAACTAATAATATAAATAATATTAGAACTACACGATTAGTATAAGATACATCACTTTCAACAAATAATATAGCAAGACTAATAATAACTAAAGTAGCTATTATAGCCATTGCAGTATATTTTGATTGTTTAGAACCTATTAGAGCTTTTAAAAATACGTTTGACATATATTGTGTATCTATCTAAACATACCAAAGAAAAATAAAAATTGATAATATATATAAAAATATATATATATATATATATAATATTAATGGGTATTCCATATTATTTTTATAGTTTAACTAAAATATATAATTCAATTTTAATTAAAAACTTAGATATAAATGCCGATATATATTGTATGGATTTTAATGGTATAATTCATCCAGTAGCTGCGCAATTTTTAAATACAGATAAAATTATTGAAAATTTATGGAACAAAATAATAGAATATAGTAATTTATTGGCTCCCCAAAAAGTAATAATTTGTGTAGATGGTGTTGCACCACTTGCGAAAATAATACAACAACGCAAAAGAAGATATTTAAGTACTTATAGAAATAAAATAGATAAAGTAGAAATCAAATGGGATACTAATGCTATTACACCAGGAACAACATTTATGAATAAATTAAATATTTATATAAAAAACAAAATAAGATATAATACATCTAATATTATATATAATTATAGTGGAAGTGATAAGGTAGGAGAGGGAGAACATAAAATATTTAATATATTAAAAAATGTGGATGATGATAAAAAAATAATTATTCATGGATTGGATGCAGATTTAATAATATTATCATTAATGTCTCATAAACATCATATATATTTGATGAGAGAACAAAATAATGAATTATCAGAAGCCGAATATAATTATTTGGATATATTAGAATTAAGAAAGGCTATTATTTCAGAATTAATAAATAAATGGTCTTTAGATAAAAGTGATTATGTTGATATATTTTCGGATAATTCTAAAGATTTAATTGAAAGTTATTGTGTAATGTGTTCATTGCTGGGAAATGATTTCATACCACATATTTTAAATTTAAATTTAAAATCAAATGGTTTAGAAAAATTAATAAATTTAACAGGTACATCAATAAATAAAAATGGATTACTTATATTAAATAGTGTAATTAATTATAAATGTTTAACCGATATTTTTACACAATTAAGTATATCTGAAGATAAGGATATATATAATGATACTGAAAAATATTTAAATAAAAAATATCATAATTCAAAATTACCAAGTGAATTTTATGCTATTAAAAATAAAGATATTATATCTAAAGAAATTTATTCTGATCCTTCAAGATGGAAACATATATATTATAAAGAATTATTTAGAACAAATATATATATAGATTCTAAAATAATCATAAATGCTTGTAGTAATTTTATAAAAGGTATATATTGGACATATTCTTATTATAAATATAATATAATAGATCATAGTTGGTATTATCCATATATATATCCACCGATTGTTAAAGATATAGCTAATCATTGTATAGGAAATTCTGAACCAGTTATTATTAAAACAGGTGATTTTATATCAAATGATATACAATTATTAATTGTATTACCAAAATCAAGTAATAATTTATTAAAAAAAAAATTTAAAAAATATACAGAAGATATTGATTTAGGATTATGTCATATGTATCCAGATAATTATAAAATACGTACATATTTAAAAACACATTTATGGGAATGTTCGCCGGTATTACCAAAAATAAATATAAAATACATTGAAAATATAATTAAATAATTTCATCAATATCAATAATTGGATTTAAAATTTTATATACATAATAATCTTCAATTTCCATAATATAACTTTTAATAATATTAATAATAGATTTTTTTTTATAATTATTATCAGTAATATAATGATATCTAATATCAAATAGATTTTGTTCCAATTCATTAATAGGTTCAATCGATTTTTCATCTAATTGTTCCGGATTGCAGGATGTTGGTTCAATATTATTTTTAATACATTCATATACAATTGCTAAATCAATAGTAATTGTATGTAAATCTTGAATATTGCATATATATAAATTAGAAATATAATTTTTAAATCTTCCGTATTTTCTAATTTGAGATAATAAATTAATAGATTGTTTATATATAATTTTAGAATAACATTTGTCTAAAATATCATCTGGTAAATTATCATAAATCATTGTGATTTTAATAATTATTTATATAAATTTTTAATCAATTTTATATAAAATTATATAATTCATATACATTTATTTATTGAATTTATTAACTCTACCCGTTTTCTTTTTTTCTTTTTTAGCCCTTATTATTTCATTATTTGTTAATTCTTTAAATGTTACTGGTGTTTTTTTGTTTATTCTTATTGTAGGTCTATAAATAGAATTTTTATTTATATATCCTATCGTACCCTTATCATTCTTCCATTCTTCCTTAAACCATCTTCCTAATCCTTCATTTGAATTTTTGGTTCCTTTATATGCATTATCATTATTATATTTTTTTTTATATTGTTTTTTGTATTCTTTAACTAAAATCCCACTTCTATATGCTGAATGAATAGGATATTTTTTATATATATTTTTTTTTATTTTTTCGTATAAAATTTTATCTTTAGGTTCTCTCATTATTATAATAATATATTTTAATTTATTTAAAAATTTTATTAATTATATATATTAGAATGACTTCTATTGAAAGTAAAAACTTTCAAATAATATATAAAGAACCTATTGAAGTAAATTCTTTTGGCGATTTTAAAGTTCAAAAAATTTATCATGTTCCAAATTCGAGTGGAGGAAAAGTTATTCAAATTATAAAAAGAAAAACTGAAATAATTGATGCTAACAAAAATAAATATTCAACATCTAAAGATATTACAGAATATACATCGGGAAATGTAAAGTATAGCAATGATAATTATGTTGAAGTATTTCAAATGGTTAAAGGATATTCTTTATTTGGTGGTGATATGATTAAAAATGGTGCTCTTACAAAATATGATGAGAATAATGACCCAATTATATATGATAGTATATATGATGAAGAAAGATTAGAATATTTAACTGATGGAAAAATTGATGTAATTGGAATAAATTACTATTTACTTTCTAATAAATATAAAGAATTCTCGCAAATCTTTAATCCTGTTAAAGATATTGATGGTCCAGCTAATGGGTTGCCTGCATTTCCACTAACCAATGAAGACGAGTTTAATTATGTTGTTAATTGGTTAAATAACAACTCTAAATATGGTCCTCTTTATCATCGCATAGAAGTAAAATGGAATAATAATAGAACAATTTTATCTAATTTTACAAATGAAAAACTTGATGAAGAAATAGTTGCAAATCATTATATAGATTTTGTAGAAAATAATAAAGTAACTAATATGAAATCACCTCCTAAATCACCTCCTAAATCTAAATCTTCTCCTAAATCACCTCCTAAATCTAAATCTCCTCATATATCTAAATCACCTCCTAAATCTAAATCACCTCCTAAATCTAAATCTCCTCATATATCTAAATCACCTCCTAAAAGTTAAATATCATATATTATTTTATAAATTATTTTCTTTTATAAAATTAGTTATATATATACCATTGCGAATATGAACATTACCATCACTTAAATCTTTTTTTAAATATCCATTTTCATCTGTATAATTATTATAAATATCAAAGAATATATATTTATTTTCAATACATTTTTCTTTTAATTTTTTATTAAAATATAAGGTATATTTTTTTCTTTCTTCATCTGTTCCTAAATACGGATATTCAGAATTTTCAGAAGTATTATATTTTTGAACAGGTGGAACAACATTATAAACACATATATTTTTAAGTTTAATTTGTGAAATAGATACATTTAATTTAATTGCTTCAAAATAATTATCAACGATATTGTTTATAATATCTTGATATCCTGTTGTTTCTGTTATATGTTTATGAATATGACATCTACAATCTATTTCACCTAAACAAAAAATAATAGTGTCACCATCTTTAATATTAAAGTTCTGGATATCGCATCTATTTAATTTTTCTTTCCCAAAACTATAACATAAAAGTCCGTCTAAATAATGCTTTTGTATTATTTCATCCCAACCATTTAAAGAATGACTATCTCCAATTGTATGAATTGACATATATATATACATATATATTATTATTTTAAATTTAGTAAGTAATACAGACACTCATTATATAAATAATGAAATTATATTCGAAAACTTCAATGAGATGTGTAAAAAAAAATAATAATAATGGTGAAATTAAAAGATATAATAAGAAATCAGTAGCATATAAAAATTACAAAAAAGTCATGTAAAGTATGCATTGAAAGAAATAATTAAATTTTAATATTCTATATTTAAATTAATAGGAAATCCTCTTAAATTTTTAATAATTTCAAAATTTGTTAAATCATTTTGAAAAATAATTAGATTATTGTTTTTAGTACTATTCATTTAATATTAATATAATTAAATACTTAAATAATTATAAAACCGATTTAAATAAAAAGGGTGTATTATTAATAATAGCACTATTACTAATAAATTCATTAAATGCATAATATGTAATTGCAATCATTGCCAGACGTCCATTATTTAGTTCTTTTAATTCAAGTTGACGTTTAGTATAAGGGTCCTTATTAACATATAATTTCAATGGGTCAAATCCTAAATCTCCAGGAATTCTATCATCAAAGTAATTATTATAATCTTTATTAATAAAAATACATTCAATTGTTGCGGTAAATACTATAATTGCCATAAAAAATACAGGGTTAATTTTTTCAAGACCACCATTAAGAAGGGAAGGTACCTTGTTATTATCAGATAATAGAAATTGGTTATTAGTAATTTTTGATATAACAGGATGATATAGTTCAGCAATTGGCCATCCAATACTTGCTAACATTGCAAGGCGACCATGTTTAATTTCTGCTTCTCTATATTTTTTTAAAGTATAAATATCAGTTGCACAATTTAAAGGATCAAAACCTTTATTTCCTACTAAAATAGCTGCCTTTCCATCTGATAAAATAGAATCTTTTTTAAGAAAACCAAATTTAATTGCATTGCGTACATAAAGATTGCCACCATTTTGAATACCGAATTTATTAATATTAACTAATCTTTCAAATTCTGGATAATCAATAAAATTATCATTATTTAAATCTGCCATTTTCATATAATCATCATTATTAAAAAAATCTTTTAATTCTTTTTTATCAATCAAACCGGATTTATCTTTGTCAATAATATTAAATTGTTTATTTTCAATTTTATCTTGCATTTTAATAAAACAAGATGATTTCCTATATTTATAATATGATTTTGGAATATTAGCATTAAATTGTGTGAAACAATTAGCTATTGAAAATATTGCACAAAAAAAGATTGATTTCAACATTATATTAATAATATAATTTATTCTTAAATAATTTATTTAATTTTTATAAATATCTGCTTTAAGTGGTAATTTACATATGGAATCGCCGCAATGATCTCTATTTTGATATACTGCATTATAATTAGTTAATACATCATTGCAATTTTTAATTTTCCACCTACCCAACATTACACTATTTTTATTATAATTATTAAAATAATTTATTATACTTTTTGTATATAACACTAATTTATTCATAATTACACCTCTATATATAATATAATATCATTTTTTATTAATATTATATTTACGAATATTTATAGTAATTAATGTAGCTGCAGCTATATTATTCATTAGATTTTTAATATAATTTTCTAACATTAATACTTATTTATATAATAATAATCATTTTTATATAAATAACTATTAATTTTTAATAAATTAATTTTCTAATTCTCTTAATTTTATAATATTTTCTTCACTATTATTTTTTAAATAATACCATTTTTTAACTGACATATCCCATCTTGCACCCAGTGATTTCGCTTTATTTTTATTTGCATAACTAATATTAATATATTTTTTTTCAATTGTACCATCATCAACAAATTTAATAGCAACATTTTGTGTTTTAGATGATAATTCGTTTAATTTTACTTTATTTTCATCTGGAATATCATTAGTATAATACCATGATTTTTTTGTATTATCCCATTTTGCATATAGATTTTTAGCGTCCTCTTTATCCTCATATGAAATTTTTATATATATTTTAGCATTATCGTTATTATCGCAATTATATGGACATTTTTCTATTCCAATTGCCATATTTGCTAATTTATCAGCATTATCATTGCCAATAGAATGAATATCATCTTTATTTGTATGTGCATTAATATGAATTAATTTTATATTATGCATTCCGTGATATAATTCATATGATTTTTTAACTAATTTAACATTTGGTGGAATTTTATCTGTACTTGTTTTCCAATTATTTCTTGATAATTTATCACCATAACTTGTTGCACATTTAATAACATATTCTGAATCTGTATAAATATTAACTTGAATACCATTCTTAATTTCATAATCTAAAATTTCAATAGCTCTAATAAATGCTGTTAATTCTGCGATATTATTAGTATGTTTTTCTCCATTAATTTTTTTTGATTCATTTCTTGCATCATTTTCACTAAAATATACACCATAACCACTTAAAGCATTTGGTTGTCCATTATTAGAACAAGCTCCGTCCGTGTATACATTAATCATAATTTATATTAATATATTATAATATTAATCAATTTTTATATAATATGAAGTAATTTATATAAATTATATAATTTATTAATATAATTTATATATTCTTGATTAATATATTTATTTAAATATTTTGGTTTAAATTCATAATTCAAATTTTTATAATAATCATTAAACAAATTATATATTTTAATAGGCTTTCCCCTCATGATATTTATTATATCATTTTTACTCTTTACTTTTGTAATAGCTATTATATATTTTAAATAAATTAAAATTATAATAGTTCTTAATAATTTATCATTGGCATTAATTTTATCATTTATTATATATATCTGTATTTGTCCTAAAACAATATCGGTTAATCGGTATGGAGATGATTGCCAAAAAACAATATTATTTATATTTTGAATTAGCATATTATATTTTTTTGTTTTTATTATTCGAAAAATACAATATAAATTAAAATTACTATTTGTAATTCTATAATTTTTAAATTTTTTCGTATAATTTTGTATTCCATATTGATATGATTTAAAATCATAATCTATGACACAATTATTATCATATTTAATTGTTTTTAAAATCGAATAATCGAAAAAAGACATAAAATAATCAAGTTCAATATTATATTTGGTCTTATAAAAATTATATTTTGAATCAATATTAAATTTTAAATCAAATAATTTATCATAATATTTATATATAGTACCATTATTACAATTATTAATTCTAAAAAAATGATTATAAATATCTATAGTAAATTCAATAGATTTATTAGAAATATTATTATAACATGGTATTGGTATTGTATTATTAGACTTATTATTGTTAATAAATTTTAAATCACTTATATCATAATAACTTTTACGAATTGCATTTTCAAAATTAGTATAAGTTGTAATATAAATTGAATTAAATGAAAGAATATAAAACGATAAATTATTTCTATATTCTTTACATGTATTAGCAAAATTTACAATTGTTTCAAAATCATTATTAATAAAATAAATGATATTATAAATACATAATTCGTCAAGATTGGTAATATTATTCGAAAGCTTCATAATATATTAAGATAACAATATAAACTAATTTAACTTTAAAATCAATTTTTTTATAAGAATGAAAGTATAATTAATATCTTATTATTATATATTTTTTAATAATTTTCCTTTCATTTTAACATCTGCGGGGCTCCAAGAAATATAAATTATATTATTACTTGGATAGGGTAATATATTTACTAATAAACCATTATTTCGCAAAGCCTCAACAACATACTCAATACAATCATTAATATTATATAATGGCATACCAATAATAATATATGGAATTTCATAAAATATAGTCATACCTCCTTGTTGAGCTATTTTTGTGATTTTATTATGACATTTTTGTATAATAGAATCAAAAATTTTATGCTTTGAATTTTTTTTCTTATCTTTAATTTCATATAAGGTACTAAGTGAAATTTGTGGTGGCATATTTTATTAAAATATAATATAAAAAAAATTAATAATTATACATTAAAAATCAAACATAGACTTTGTTTCATTTAAACCACCAAGAAATTTTTTATTATAAAATATCATAGGAAATTTGCCATATGGTTCACCTATAATTTCTTCCATATATAATAAAAATGCATTAATATCTTTTTGACAACTTATATATTCGTCGCAGTTAATTACATTAATTTTTTGTTTATTTTCAATTAAAAATTCTTTTACCTCATTACATGGTTTACAATTAGATTTAGATAAAATTGTAAAATCTGCATCAGATATTTTAATTTTATTAAAATCCATATTTAATTATATTATATATTTGTTATATATCTCTTATATAATTAATTTATTTTTTTTATTTTTGAAGGGTTCAACGACAACTTTATTATTATTTAACCATTTAACTATATCACCCTCTGTTCTTTCACCATCATATTCAATAGTCTTATCTCCATTAACTAATAATATAGTTGGGAAATGTGTTATATTAAATTTATCTTCTACTTCTTTAAATTCTGCAGTACCATCAACAAATTTTTGTTTAATGATATCTGTATGTTGTATATTTTCCCAAGTTTGATTAAATTTTTTACAATGACCACAATTTTCAGAAGAAAAATATAATAATTCTGGGGTATCAATATTAAAATTTTCCTTCTTTTTATTAAAATTAAAGTGATACCATACTGCAAATATAGTAAATAATAATATTATAACAATACCGATTTTAAATAACTTATTTATATCAAATTTTCTAATATATTTATTAGATTTAGCCATAGTATATCCTATTATATATAAAGAAATTAATTAAATAATAAAGATATCTTTATTATTATCATAATTGTTATTATAATAATATTTAGAACTATTTATATTATATTTATCAATATTATTGGAAAATATAATAAGATTATAAGTTGATTGTGATGTATTTAGAATATTAATTAATTTTCCAAATAGTATATTAACAATAATTATAATTCTAAATTCGTTTTCATTATAAAATTCTTCTTTATAGTTAAAATCATAAATATTTCTAATAACATGAGTATTATAATCATTATTAATAAGATATGTATTAATTAAATAAAGTTCACGATTATTATTAACAACAATTATAGAACGATATATATAAATATTACTATAAATATTATCTATTTTATTAATTAAATTATTAATATTCATATAAATATTATATATTATAATTTCTTATATTAAAATAGTTTAAGAATTATAAAATATATGTATATTAATGGTAACTACAAATAATGAAGATTATATTAAAATTAGAATAGAAAACTTTAAAAATAAGTTAAAATATAATGAAAGAACCGAGAATATTATTCCAGAATATATAAATAAAAAATATGAAGATTTAATATTAAATTATGATTGTTTTAAAATTAAATATGATGCAAAAAGTATATGGGAAAAAAAGAAAACAAGAATACGTGATGCGAATATTTCATCAAATATAAATAAAATATATGTAATTTCAACAAATTTTTCTGAAAAAGAAGAATCAAAAAAAAAAATAATTGGATTATTAAATAAATTAACAATTAAAAACAATGAACAAATTACTGAAAATATAAAAACTTTAATAAATAATCTAAATGATGATACATTAAATGATATTAATTATGATATAGTATGGCAATATATTCAAAATAATCCGGAAAAAGATTCTAATAATATATTAAATTTATATATAAATATATTATATTTATTTGATAATAAGAATATTAATATAACTTTACATAATTATGTAATTAATAAAGATTGGGTCCCCAATGAATATTATATTAATAATGATATGTTTAAAAACGAATTATATGACGATTATTGTAAATATATAAAATGGAAGGGTTGTCAAATAAATAAAATTAAAGCATGGGAAATTATAATAAATAAAACAAATGATAATAAAGAATTTTTATTAAATATAAAATTATTAATTTATAATATATTTAATAATATAAATTCCAATGATATACGCAAGCATATATTGGATTATTATTTAGATTTATTATATATTTTACTTAGAATTGATTACGATAAAGAAATTATAGATAAATTAAAAAATATTATTAACAATATAAAAGATTCTTCTACAAAGTTTAAGATATTAAATATTATAGAATTATAAATTTTTTTTCGCAACTTAAATTAGATAAGATATTATATTTAAGATGAAAGATAATATGTATACTTTATTTGCAAATTTTTTAATTAATTTGTTTATATTTGTATTATTAGGTTTCACATATACATATGTATTAAAATTAGAAAAGATTGGTTGTGAATGTGCAAAACATCCTAATGTAGATTTTATTAAAAAATTCAGCATGTTTGCGTTAGTATTCATTGTAATATTAATGTTGGTTCCACCAGTATTATTAAGTGAGTATAATGGATTTGTTGGTTCGGTATATACATTATTAGCTTTTATATTCTGGATTGTATTCGCCGTATATTTATTTATTGTCATGAATTATACACGATATTTAATAAGTGAGAAATGTAAATGTTCGGAAGATATGCGCAGAGAATTAATATTAATAGGTACTTCGATAGAATTAATTGTACTACTTTTAGCGGTATTAAATATTATATTATTACCAATAATAGCTTCTAGTATTAATGTAATTTTTAATAACGCATCAGATGTAAAATCAAAATTTAAAAATAATTTAAAAAATCCAGTAAGTGCAGTTAAAAATATACCATCACAACTAAAAAAAACTGGAAAATTAATAAAAAATATTGGTAGCAATACTAAAGAAGGTTTTCGCAAATTATCTAAAAAAAGATAAATTAAATATTTAATGTGCGTTTTTTATTATTTTTATTATTATTTCTTAATATTTTAATATCTGCTGTATCTTCTATAATTGATGTTATTTCTTCATCACTAACTGATAAAGTTTCTATATTATTATTATCTTGTTCCAGTGATATATTTTTATGAACATCATTAATAATAGAATCTATGTCATTATTCGAATTATAATTACGTTCTGAATTATTATCCATATCATATTGCATATTATTTTGCATCGACCCTCCTCCCATATTATTAAATAAATTGGAAACCATACCAAATAATCCCGGACCACTATTATTAGAATTATTATTAGAATTATTAATTGAATTATTATTTTTACTATTAGAATTTCCATTATTCCCTAAAACATATTCTTTTGCCGCTGCTTCTTGGAATTTTTTCATTAAATCTGGATTTGAACGTAAAACGTTTTCTACATTTGGAAGTGGTGTTTCCTTAAACATACGGCTTGTTAAATGGAACATAAATGCACTTCCTGACAAACTGATAAATAAACGAAGTTCTGGTGACATTTTTTTACCAGATGATTTATATTTATCGTGTAATTCTTCAAATATATCATCATAATCATTAATATTATCATGAACCTGTTCGGACCAACCTTCTAATTTTATAGCAAATGGATCATAACGCGAATTTAAATATTCCGATCCAGTTACAAAAGCCATCATCATTTTGCGTTGAAATCTTATACTTCCATCTATTTCTTTTTCTCTTATAATTTTATTATATTCTAATCTCATTTCTTCTAAATTTGAGTTTAAATTAAATTTAAATGGTATACTATATCCACGTGCTTCCAATCTATCTAATTGATATATTATTTCCTTTTTTTCTTTTAAACCATTTGATGAAGAAAATTTTTTATTTGATTCAATTATATTTGATGATGCTACAGAACTTGAATCGCTAATACTTTCTGAACTATCTTCTTCTTCGCTACTTTCTTTTATTTTTTTTATCTTTTTAATTGGTTTACTTTGTTTATTTTTTGAATTCTTTTTAAATGATTGTTCACTTGAAGAATCACTTAATGAATCATCAGTTGAAGAACCACACGAAGATGATGCGGACGATGATGCAACAATATCATCACTGATATATTTTTTATTAAATAAAATATCATCTCCTTTACTTAATCCACTTATATTACTTTTATTTCGAAAATCTGATTTATCATTATTAAAATTATGTCTATTTAAATCAAAAACCTTTTCTCTACTATCATTGAAGGATATACTTGACATATCTATATACTTTTAAATTTTATATGTTTATATAATTATATTTTTTATTTTATCTATTTTAGAAAAACATATATTATTAAATAATTTATCAAAACTATTTTTTAAAATTAAATATTCTGTATTATCATATATTATTTCATATATAAATCGTAAATCATTACATATATATTCTTTATTTTTGAAATATTCTATTTTTATTTTATATAATTCTATATCTCCAAACAAATTTTCAGTTTCATATACAATAATAGTCAATGGTTCATTTAATATATATTTTAATATAAATTCTTCGTTAATTATTGGATTATTATTATTTGTCAGTATTTTTGTTTCTAATATATAATTACCATATAATATTTTAATTTTAATATCGTTTTTAGACCAAATATCTTTGTATGTATCAGATATATATTTAATTAAATTTATTTTAATTAAATTCATTCTTATATTTATCAATTATAATAAATAATTATAAAATAGTACATTTCTTAAAAATATTTTAAATTTTAAAAACCTTTTATAAAATTTATTAAAAATAAAGAAATGTACTATTTTATAATTTAATATAAAAAAATGACATGATATATATTATAAGTATTATTAATAATGGATTACTCCAAATTTGTAAAAATTCTTTCTAATAACTACAGAAATATTTATGTATATAAATATATTGATATTATAAAAGATAGTGATAAGATATTATTTGAAAAATGTTATAATAATTGGGTTAGAGTAAGTGACGAAGATATATCAGTATTGAAGGATAGTATTGCAAAATATACAGATAATAATATTAATATTAGAGGAAATATTTGCTGTAATACAATTGAAC